ATTGGAAATTAAGTGAGTTAGGAGAAGATATTTGGAAGAAAAAATATCAACGTAATGGTGAAAGTTTTGACCAGTGGTTGGACAGAGTTAGTGGTGGTGATAAACAGGTTGCACAACTAATAGTGGATAAAAAGTTCTTGTTTGGTGGTAGAATACTTAGTAACCGTGGTATTACCAATAGGGGAGTTACTTATAGTAACTGTTATGTAATAGCACCCCCGGAAGATAGTATTGAAGGTATATATGAAACTGCAATGAAGTTAGCCCGTACATTTAGTTACGGAGGCGGTTGCGGTGTAGATATTAGTACATTAAGACCAAAAGGAGCTGAGGTACATAATGCAGCCCTTACAACTAGTGGTGCAGTATCATTTATGGATGTATTTGAACAAACTGCAAGGGTTATTGGACAAAATGGAAGACGTGGTGCCTTAATGATAAGTATGGATAGCAGCCACCCAGACATACATGACTTTATAGACGCCAAACTAGACAATAAGTTGGAAAAATGTAATATTTCCGTACGTATGAGTGCCAAGGATATGGAGACTAAACCGGAAATATTAGACCACATTGCAGCAAACAATTATGACTGGGCGGAACCAGGTATATTATTCTGGGACACAATAGAGTCTTATAACTTATTAGACCAGTTTAAAGACTTTAAGTATGCAGGAGTTAATCCTTGTGTTACAGGTGATACTTTAGTACAAACAATACAAGGAACAGTTCCTATAAAAGATTTAGTTGGTACTCAACCTTATGTTTATTGTATGGATAATGATGGAAAATTAGTTGTAAAACGTGCTACTAAAGTTTGGAAAACTAGAAAAGATGCACAACTAGTAGAAATTGATTTTAATAGAGGTAAATTAATTTGTACACCTGACCATAAAATATATACAAGAAATAGAGGTTGGGTAGCTGCAAAAGATTTAAAACCTAAAGATAAATTAAATGGGCTTGGATTTAGTAAAGGTAATGAAATTAATGAAATGATTAAGTTAACTAGTGACCCAAAATACTATAAACATCATAGATTTATAATGGAACAAATGGGGCATAGTGTAAATGGTAAGGATGTACACCACAAAGATAATAACCATTTAAACAATGTTTATAGTAATTTAGAAGTTATAGCACATAGTAAACATTGCAGTTTAACTAATCAAGGACATGAATGTAATTGTCCACAAGACCCAGTAACAGGACAATTTATACCAAAAGAATGTAAATGTAAAAGAAGTAAAACTGATAGCGTTAATGTAGATAATACAGGTAAAAACTTTATAGTAAAAAGTGTAACAGTATTAGATTATACAGAAGATGTTTATGATTTAACAGTGCCTGAATTGCATAACTTTATAGCAAATAATATAGTTATACACAATTGTGCAGAAGAACCATTGCCAGCTGGTGGTAGTTGTTTACTTGGTGCATTAAACTTAAGTGAATTCGTAGAAAACCCATTTACACCACAAGCTGCATTTAATATACCGGAATTTAAAAGTGCAGTAAGAATAGCCATACGTGCCTTAAATAATGTTTTAGACGAAGGGTTAGAATTACACCCATTAGAAGAACAACAGCAATCCGTTAGGGACTGGAGACAAATAGGACTTGGTATTATGGGGTTTGCTGATATGTTACTAAAAATGAGTTGCCAGTATGATTCAGCGCGTGCCTTGGCTATTATTGATACCGTAGGTAAAACACTAGTTAATACAGGATTGCAGGAAAGTGCCATACTGGCTAAGGAAACTGAATGTTTCCCTAAATGTAATAAAAAGAAATTACTAGCAAGTACTTTTTTAACAGTATTAAAACATAGTAATGTTATCCAAGATAATACTATGAACCTAATAAAACAATATAGTCTTAGAAATAGCCAATTATTTACTATTGCACCGACTGGAAGTATTAGCACAATGTTGGGCGTTAGTGGTGGCGTAGAACCAATATTTGCTACACATTATACAAGAAAAACTCAATCCCTACATGGGGAAGATGTTTTTTATAATGTATATACACCAATAATACAAACGATGATTGACATGGAATTAATAGACGAGGAAAAAGTGGACAATATAGCTACTGCACAAAATATTGACCCGTTTGATAGAGTTACCATACAAGCTACATGGCAAAAATATATTGACGCAAGTATAAGTAGTACAGTAAATGTAACTAATGATACTGACGTGGCAACTATAAGAGACCTTTACCAAGCAGCGTGGGAAGAAGGCTGCAAAGGGTTAACAATTTATAGAGCCGGTTGTAAAAAAGAAGGTGTTTTGGTAGCTACACCAAAAGAACAAACAAGTGAAAATACTATACACATACCAATAAGTGATACTTCAATAGACAATTGTGTGGCATATGGCACTCAATTAACTACAGGTTGTGGTAGCTTATGGATGTCAGTATATTTCCATAAAAAAACTGGACAATTATGCCATATATTTTTAGACAAAGGTAGCCAAGGTGGATGTAATAGTTTTATGGTAGGTCTTAGTAGAATGATAAGTTATGCCGGCAAACTTGGTGGTACAGTAGAAGGTATATGTGACCAATTAAACAGTGTGCCAGCTTGTCCTTCTTATACTGTTAGGAATGCGGTAAAAGGTGATACCAGTGCTGGTAAATGTTGCCCAAGTGCCATAGGTAGAGCATTAATGGAATTAAAACAAAGATATATTACAGACCACGAGGAAATGAGTACTGGGGAACCTAAAATGGAAGAAGTTACAGTAAGTAAATGCCCGGAATGTGGTGCAAAATTAAACTTCACTGGAGGTTGCAACAGTTGCCCAGAATGTGGTTATACTAAATGTGATTAATACAAATAAGGTAGGTAAATAACCTACCTTATTTTATTTGAAAAAAATTAAAAAATTTTCAAAAAAGTGTTGTATAATTATATAAGTAATGTTATAATTATGTTAATAAAAGATAAGAAAAGAGGAGTTGGATATAATGAAAAGATATGAAAGTAAAAAAGGTACATTTTACATTGAACAATTTTGGATGGATAGTAAATACTATATTTACAGAGAAAATAAAGTTAGTGATGAATTTGGTACAGTTGGTGAATTAGTTAATGGTTGCAGCTACAAAACTTACGAAGAAGCTGAACAAGATTTAAATGAATTATATTTATAAAAAAGGAGTGATTTATATGACAACAACTAAAAAAGATTTATGGAGAATGTTAAGAAATACTGAAAGTGGTTTAATGGTACACGTAATAGAGGATATACTTAATATATGTAGTACAGACGAAGAAGTACAAAGTTATTTACAAAAGGTATATGAAAATGGTGGTCAATCAGGTGCAATAACAAGCTTAATATACCACCACGAGTGTGAAGAATTTGTAAAACAACACTTAACCGAAGTATTAGACATATATAATGAAGCTAAAGAGTTTTTAGACCCTAAAGAAGAAATAAATGCCGACAAGTTGGCATGGATGGCATATTACGAAACAGTAGTTAATATAATACTTGGTGAAGAAAATATTGAGGATTTTTATATGTAAGAGGTTTAAAAGTAGGTTAGTAAAATAACCTGGTTTTCTATACTATATATGTAAGTTAAATAAATAAAAATTTAAAGGAGTTGGTTTTAAATGGCTAAAATAAACATTAAGGATGCAGGTAAATTTACAAACGTAGGTTCAAGTGAATACTTTACACTAAAAGATGATGGTGATATTGCTCAAGTAAGAATGTTATATACTGACCCAGAAGGTGGAGATATGGACTTCTTTTTAGTACACCAAATAGAGATTGAGGTTAACGGTAAAAAAGTAAGAAAATATGTAAGTTGTTTAGCAGTAGATGAAGATGGACATATACACAAAGATGATTGCCCACTATGTAAAGCTGGGTATAGAACACAAGAAAAATTATTTTTACAATTATATGACGAAACTGACGGCAAACTTAAAGTTTGGGAAAGAGGTAAAAACTTTGTAGGAAAAATAGTAAGTTTCTTAAATAGATATGGCAGCTTGGTAGAACGTCCAATAGAAATAGAACGTAAAGGTAAAAAAGGTGATACAAATACAACTTATGAAATGTTCGCTTTAGAGAAAGACAACAAGGGTTTAGAGGATTTCCCTGAAAAAGTTGACATTGAAGGAACTTATGTTACAAAAGTAACTAAAGCGGACATGATAGATATAGTGGACGGTATATATGACTGGGGTAACAATAAACCTAACAATAATGAAGAACCTGCACCAACTAGACGTGAAGAAGCACCAAGAAGGGAAAGTAGAAGACGTAGAGTGGTAGACGACGAATTTTAATAACAAATAAATACAAGTAAATACCGGGTATAAATTACCCGGTATTTTTTATAGGAGGGATAAGATGAGTTTATTTAAAGATACTTTTAGTCGTTGCAGCAATAACAAGGAGGCTAATAAAAAAGCCTTGGAAGTATTAAGTAAAAAGAAAAATAAAAAAGCACCAGTAACAACAGTGGTGCCAAAAACAATGAAAGATAAAGTGGAGTATGCTAAAATGATGTCCACTAAAATATTTAGTGATAGACTAGATAGAATGGAATTAGTAACCACAGTGGAAAGGTTAAAACAGTTTGATAAAAAAGTAGTGGCAAATGGTATAGTTGCACTGGATACTGAAACAAACGGACTTGATAGAATAGACGGAAAAATAGCTGGTATTTGTTTATACACACCTTATGAAAAAGGAATATATATACCAGTGGGGCATATAAGTTATATGACAAATATGGAGCTGCAAAGTAATGTGCCTATGGAAATAGTTAGGGAACTAATACAGTGTTGGGTAGACAATAATATTAGATTTGTGTTGCATAATGCAAAGTTTGATATGCACATACTATATTGGATGGTAGGTGTAAAAATAGTGCCATATTGGGACACCTTAATTGGTGGTTATTTGCTAAATGAGAATGAGCCCCACGGATTAAAAGTATTATGGCAAAAGTACTGTACAGGGGAAAGCGAGGAGGTTGGTAAATTTAGTCAATTATTTAATGGTATAGAGTTTAATAAAATACCACCTGATGTTGGTTATATGTATGCAGCATTTGACCCTATAATGACTTTTGAGTTATACCAATTCCAACGTGAATATTTGGATAGGGACGGTAAGTACTGTTATAAAAAAGGACTTGAAAGGGTGGCGGATGTATTTAGAAATATAGAAATGCCACTAATAGAAGTAGTATTTGATATGGAGGCACAAGGGGTAAATATAGATACAGAGTTAGCACAACAATTAAAACAACGATATACTACTTATATGGACAATGCCCTTAATGAATTTAATACACAAGTGGCACAACTTGATGAACAAGGTGTATTTAATGACCTAAGAGTTAAGCACCCTGATAAATACAATAAAATAAGTGAGTTAGGAGAAGTAAATATTAATATAGGTAGTAACCAACAGTTAGTAATATTATTTTACGACGTACTAAAATTGGAGCCACCAAAGGGACAACGTAGTGTGGGTGAAGAACAGCTAAAACAATTAAACCACCCACTAGTTAACAGTATTTTAGAATATAGGGGTATGGCAAAACTATTAAGTACTTATATTGATGCCATACCACAACATATAAGCAAAAAAACTGGTAAGTTACACGCAAACTTCAACCAGTATGGGGCAAAGACTGGTAGATTTAGTAGTAGTGACCCAAACTTACAAAATATCCCAAGTAGAACTAAAAAATTAAGTGATGGAACTGTAATAGATGCAGGACATGATATAAGACAAATGTTTATTGCAGGCCAAGGTAATGTAATAATAGGTGGTGACTTCTCGCAACAAGAACCACGTTGCCTAGCACACATGAGCCAGGACGAACATATGATACAGGCATATTTGGACGGTAAAGATTTATATAGTACAATAGCTAGTAAGTTGTATAATATGCCATACGAGGAGTGTAAAGAGTTTAGACCCGACGGTACAGTTAACCCAGAAGGTAAACAACGTAGAAGTAGTGTTAAACCTATATTACTAGGAATAATGTATGGTAGAGGTGTAACAAGTATTGCTGAACAAATGAATATTAGTAAGGAAGAGGCACAACAAGTTATAATAGACTTTTACAACCAGTTCCCAAAAGTAAAAGGATTTGTAGACTTTGCACAAGAGAATGCAAGGGAATATGGTTTTGTTGAGACTGCGTGGGGTAGAAAAAGAAGACTACCTAATATGCAGTTAGACCCAATTGAAATAACAGTGGAGAATCCTAACTTGGTGGATACATTTAACCCATTGGATTTTACTGGTGGTGGTACTACCGAGGTTAGTGACGAAGTTTACTTTAAGTATTTAAAACTAATGAATAGAGCGTATGGTAAACAAGCTAAGGAAAAAATTAAACAAATGGCAAAAGACGAGGGTTATAAATTAGTAGACAATGGTGGTTATATAGCTGACGCACAAAGACAATGTGTTAACAGTATTATACAAGGTAGTGCTGCTGATTGTACTAAAATAGCTATGTTACAAATATATAATGATAAACGCCTTAAAAAATTACAATTTAAATTAATATTAACCATACATGATGAAGTATTAGGTGTATGCCCAAAAGAGAATGCCAAAGAGGTAAAAGATAGATTAGAAAATATAATGGTTCATTGTGTAGAAAATAAATTAACTGTACCAATGAAGTGTGATATAGAATGTACTTATAGATGGTATGGTGAAGGAATAGAAATTTAAAAATATTTTAAAACCCGGTTAGTAAATGCCGGGTTTTTTATATACTATATATGTACCAAATAAATAAAGAAAAAGGAGATGTATAATAATGTGTGGAACTTGTAAAGCTAAAGAAATTGCAGTAGTATTAAATAGTGGTGGTGTAGATAGTACAACAGCAGTTGGATTAGCAGTAGATTTATATGGAAAAGAGGATGTAATTACAGTTAGTGCTTATTATGGACAAAAGCACAGTATTGAATTAGAATGTGCAACAAATGTAGCTAAATATTATGGTGTTAAGCATATGGAAATAGACTTAAGTAAAATATTTGCATATAGTAATTGTCCATTATTAGCTAATAGCACAGAAGAAATTAGACATGAAAGTTATGCAGACCAAATAGCTGAAGATGGAGAAGGTATGGTAAGAACTTACGTACCGTTTAGAAATGGTTTATTACTAAGTAGTGTTGCTGCAATAGCAATGAGTTTGGTAGAAGATAAACCGGATACAATTGCTAATATATATTTAGGTGCCCATGCCGATGATGCAGCCGGTGAAGCGTATGCGGATTGTAGCCCTGAATTTACTGACACTATGAAAAGAGCCATAGAAATAGGAACATATAGTAAAGTTAGTGTTAGAGCACCATTTGTAAATATGACAAAAGCGGATATAGTAGGTTTAGGATTAAAATTAAAAGTGCCATATGAATTAACACATAGTTGTTATGAAGGGGAAAGACCTTGTTGTGGTACTTGTGGGACTTGTATAGATAGAATAAATGCTTTTAAAGCAAATGGTGCAGTTGACCCTGTACCATATAAAATTAATATAAACTGGGAGGAAAAATAGTATGTATAAAATAATTAAAAAAATGGAAGTTGCAGGAGCACATAAATTAACATTACCTTATGATAGTAAATGTAGTAATTTACACGGGCACAACTGGAATATAGAAGTGCAACTGGAAAGTGAAGAATTAACTGAGTATGGAATGGTAATGGATTTTACACACATTAAAAAAGTTGTAAACCAATTAGACCACGCATATATAAATGATGTTGTTGGTGTTAACCCAACTGCTGAAAATATAGCTAAATGGATAGCTGACCAATTAACAGGTATGTTCGACGGTATATATGTAAAATGTACTAGAGTAAGTGTTGAGGAAAGTACTCACAACACTGCAATATACGAGGTAAAAGGGGGTTGTAATTGTGGAAGATAGAATGTTTAAAGTAAATGAGATATTTTGTAGTATAGATGGTGAAGGTATTAGAACAGGGTTAAGTGCAGTCTTTATAAGACTGTACGGCTGCAACCTAAATTGTAGTTACTGTGATACTCGTTATAGTTGTGAAAATAATGAATATACTGAAATGCCACTAATGGACATATTAGAAAAAGTATTATCCTATGGAGTTCCCCGTGTAACATTAACAGGGGGAGAACCACTAATACAAGAGGGGGTTAAGGATTTAATTAACTCCTTGGTATTAAATGGTATTGAAGTAAATATAGAAACTAATGGTGCAGTTGATTTAGATAAGTTCTGGGAATTTAGATATACTGATAGAGTAATAATTACAATGGATTATAAATGTGCGTGTAGTGGTATGGAAGATAAAATGAAGTTATGGAATTTAAAATTACTACAACCTAAAGACGCAATAAAATTTGTAGTTAGTAATTACAATGAATTGGAAAAAATGGAATATATACTTAAGGAAAGTGAATGTAAAGCACGTCCTTATGTATCACCAGTATTTGGTGCAATAGAACCAAAAGAACTAGTTAAATATGTATTAGAAAATAATTTAAATGATGTAACAGTGCAAGTACAATTGCATAAAATAATATGGAATCCAAATATGAGAGGTGTATAATATGATAGATACTAAAAAAATTGAAGGTGCAGTAAAAGAAATAATAGAGGCGTTAGGTGATGACCCAAATAGAGCCGGATTAGTGGAAACCCCTAAAAGGGTTGCTAAAATGTACCAAGAAGTATTTGAAGGTATGAACTATACAAACGAGGAAATTGCTGCAATGTTTGATAAATGTTTTTACGACGAGGGTGCAGATGACCTTGTAACTGTATCTAAAATACCAATTTTTAGTTATTGTGAACACCACTTGGCATTAATGTATAATATGACTGTTAGTGTTGGCTATATACCAAACGGTAAAGTTATAGGACTGAGCAAGATTGCTCGAGTGGCCGACATGGTGGGTAAAAGGTTACAACTACAAGAACGAATTGGAGAAGATATTGCCAATATACTACAAATGATATTAGACACAGAGGATATAATAGTAGTGGTAGAAGGTGAACACAGTTGTATGACTGCAAGGGGTATAAAATCCCGTGGCAGCCAAACAAGAACTGCTACTGTACGTGGTAGATTTAAAACTAATACTGAGTTAAGAAAAGAAGCATACGAATTATTTAAATAAAAAAGTAGAATGGCTAGTTAGTAAACTAGCCATTTTTTATATACTTTATATGTTAGGAGGAGATAATATGAGCTTTGATTTATACTTTGCAGGTGTACAAAATATGAATGCCGAACACGCTATGATGGATAGACATTGTTGTAGACTTTATTCGCAACTAAGAGATAGAAATAGGGGACAATTTTGGTTAGACCATAACAGGGAAAATAGTGGTGATAAAAGGAAGGTATTTGTAGACTCCGGTGCATTTAGTGCCTGGTCTAGGGGTAAAGGTATTGATACAGACGAATATATAAATTACATTAATGCAAATACAAACGAGTTAACATTGTTTGCCAGTGTGGATAATATACCAGGGGAGTTAACAAGAACACCAACACTTAAGGAAAAACAACAATCACCAATTTTATCCTGGGAGAATTATATGTATATGAGAGAACGTGTTATAGACAAGGATAAACTTTTACCAGTTTTCCATATAGGAGAGGATTTTAAATATTTAAGTAATATGTGTAATGTAATATTAGACGGAAAACACATACCATATATAGCCTTGGGTGGTACAGTTGGTATAAAAGATAGAAACGTAAAAAGTAACTGGTATAAACAATGTTTTAAGGTTATACAGCAAAGTAATAACCCAAATGTAAAGGTACATGCCTTTGGTATGACCAGTTTAAATATATTAGAAGATTTCCCATTTACAAGTGCCGACAGTACTAGCTGGTTAATGGTAAGTAATAATGGGAATATAATGACTAAGTATGGCATTGTATGTGTTAGTGACCAATCCGGTGATAAAAATAACCATATAAGTAAATTACCACCACACGTTATAGACCGTATAGAACAGGACATTAATAAATATGGGGTAACACTACAACAATGTAGGGAAAACTATAAACCTCGCTCAGTTGTGAATGTTAACTATTTACAAGACTGGGCGGACAACTATAAATACAAGGGCAACAATAGATATCAAAAAAGATTATTTTAGGAGGTATATTATGAAGGTAAATACAAGTATATTAAAAAATATGTTGAGTTCAGTAAGTGGTTGTAAACCAAGTAAAATATTAGAAATAACTAATTACTATGAATTAGATTTTAGTGTAGACGGGTTATCACTAAGAGCCACAGACGGTATAAACTTTATAACAGTAAACTATCCAACACAATGCGAGGAGGAAATGACTGTAATAGTAAAAGCTGACCAATTTAGTAAATTAATTAATAAAACTACTAAAGATATGGTAACTCTTAAATTAACAGACAATTATTTAGAGGTAAAAGGTAATGGTACTTATAAAGTGGAAATAGTTAGTGATGAAGTTTACCCAACTTTAGGAATAGATGTAGATAAAGAATTTAATGTAACTTATACAACTTTAAGTAATGCAATAACTGGTGGTGCTAAAGCTAAAAGTAATGTACCTACCGACGGTGTATTATTTAGCTATTTAGTAAGGGACAGTGAAGTAATTACTGCGGATGCCATAAAAGTATATAGTACTGAATTGGACGGTAAAGATTTAGAGGACATAGAATTATTAATACCACCAACTTTAGCAAACTTATTATTATCAATAGACGTGGAGAACATTAAATTTATGGTGGACGAGGATTGCACAACACTAAGAGCAGAGGGACAAAATGTAACTATTACTGGGGCATTACAAGAGGGTGCAGACGAGTACCCAGATGTAATACCATTATTAAATAGTGGTTACCCATATACTTGTGAAGTGGATGTTAAAGAAGTTTTGCAGGCATTAGACAGACTGGATTTATTTATAGGGTTATATGATAAAGGTATTATAGACTTGGTATTTAGTGACGTAAATATGACCATAGCAACCTCTAGTAAGTCCGTAGAGGTTGTGCCATATACTAAAGGGATAGATTTACCAGACCCTTTTGTAATAAGTGTAAATAGTGGTTATTTAAAGGACTTATTTAGTGCAGTAGACGAACCTAATGTAAAAATAGAGTTTGGTACAGAGGAAACTATTAAGTTATGTACTAAAGATAGTATAATGTTGTTGGCAACTGCCGACGAAGAATAGGAGGTTATTTATGAAACTGAATAAAATAGCCAAAATGGTTAGAGCTGAAAAAAGTAACGAGGTTGCACAGCAATTTGTAAATGACTTAATATACACAATAGAAAAAGAAAATGAAAGTGACTACATTCCCACAAAGGCTTACAAGCCTAGCGGGATTGCTGGCTGCAAAAGAAGTTTGTATTACCAAATGATAGGAGCACAACCAGATGAACAAAGTAGTGGCGTAAATTTAGTTGGTATATGTGAGAGTGGTACTGACAGACATGAAGTTTTACAGGATTATATACAACATATGGCAAAATATACTGGGCACTGTAAATGGATTAATGTTGGTGATTATTTACACAACCAAGGGGTTACTGACCCCCAAGTGGTATCACAGGAAGGTAATGAAACTAAGTTATTTAGTAAGAAATATAATATGCGTTTTATGTGTGACGGGTTGGTGCAGTATAAAGGTGAGTACTATATAATAGAAATTAAGACTGAAAGTACCCATAAATATAACTCCCACGAGGAGCCACACCAAGCACATAAATTACAAGCAGCTTGTTACTCTATGTGCATAGGTGTACCAAAAGTAATATTCCTGTATGAAAACAGGGATAATTGCAACAAAAAAGGTTATTTATTTGAAGTGCCACAACAAATGATTGAGAGTATAGAAGATACTATACAATACGTAAATGATTGTGTTAAATTTGACGTGTTGCCACCAAAGGAACCTAAATGTACGTATTGTAAATATAAAAATACTTGTGCTAGGGAGGAAACCAATGAACTATGGTAAAAAGTTTGAAAATAATTTTAAAAAGGGTGTTGGTAAAGAATTAGTAAGGTTATACGATACCACTAATGGATATGCAGGGGTGAAAAACCCCTGTGATTTTATTTACTATAAATACCCATACCAATATTTATTTGAGTTAAAAAGTGTAAAAGGTGATAGATTTGATTTTAGTAACATAACCGACAATCAAAAGGAACAACTGGATTTTCATAGCCATATACAAGGTTGTAACCCTATGGTAATAGTGGAGTTTAGAGAACACAAACAAATATATATGATACCGTGGAGCACTATAAAAAGAACAATGACAAACAATAAACAAAGTTTAAATGTAGATGACTGTGAAATTATAGTGGGTATTTCTAAACTACCGGTTACGTACCAAAGGATTAATTTTACTTTGGATAAACAGACCTTTGATAGTAGGTTATTTTTAATGGCTCAGTTGAAGGAGTGTGGTAGTGGTGAGTAAACTTGATATTATAAAAGAGTTTAATAAACAATGTGGTGATATAGTTAATACTGCATTAACTATTAGTGAAAAATATACCAGTACGTTGGACGACTGCATATACGAGGTTAAGGAATTACTACAAAATACCTCCACACTAAGTAATGATGATTTGGAGAAATATATAGCCTTATTACCCGTTTTAATGTATGAATTAATAGACAAAATGCAGGTATTAGGTGTTAGGGTGGATGCAGCAAAAACACAAAAGAAAACACGTTTTAACACTGCATATATGCACAGTGATGAAAGTACTGTTGCAGCAAAAACAAGTGACGCACAATTAATGGTGGAGGAAGAACAATTTATAGAGGACATTTATATTAGAGTCTACAAACAATGTGAGAAAAAATTAGACATAGCAGATATGCTGCACAGTAGTTTGAAAAAATTAATGAACTTAAGACTTAATGAATTTAATGTTACTAGAAATAATATGTTATCCAATGGGAGGGATTTTTAATGGCGAATAAAAAAGTAAAAGTAAAAGTATTTCAAGGGGGTAAAGCACCCCAAAGTAAAAATGGAAATTGGTATGACTGCTATGTCCGTGCAGCAAGTGTAAATGGTGTAGAACCTACTGGTAATGTAATAAGATTTGCACCAGGTGATATAATAGTGGTACATTTAGGATTTTCAATGGACATGGGTAAAGGTTATGAAGGGTATATACTACCACGTAGTAGTACATTTAAAAATACTGGATTGCTGCTTACTAATAGTATGGGATTAGTTGATGATACATATTGTGGTGATAATGATGAGTGGTTAGCAATGTTTTACAGTACTAGATATGGTGCCTTTAAAAAAGGAGATAGGTTAGTACAAATAAGTATTAAAAAAAGTGTGCCAGTGGACATGGAAGAAGTTGATATATTAGGTAACGAGGACAGAGGAGGATATGGCACTACAGGGAAATAAAAAGAAGTGGGTGGTTAGTAAACTACCCACTTTTTCTATACTATATATGTAAAACAAATAAATAAATTATAAGGAGTGGTATATATGAGTAAACCAATGGATTTAGGAATTAAACAAGCTAAAATGACTATGAGTAAAGGAATAGGAGGCCCTTTTGGAGCTTCAATAGTAAATAGTAAAACTGGGGAAATAATTTGTGTAGACAGTAACCACGTATTAGGTAATAATGACCCAACTGCACACGCGGAAATATGTGCCATAAGAACTGCTTGTAAAATATTAGGTACTTTTGATTTAACAGGTTACACTTTATACGCAACTGGTTACCCTTGTCCAATGTGTATGGCAGCAATAATATGGGCTAATTTGGATAAAGTAATATATGCCGGTGATGTAAAGGATGCTGAGGAAATAGGTTTTAGAGATGATTTTATATATGATTTTATAAAGGATGGCTGTAAAAATAGTAAAGTGGTACCTGTAGAACATGACCCGAAAGCTAGGGAAAAAGTAAAACAATTATATAAAGAATACCAACAAACTAATAAGGAGATGTATTAGTATGAGAGAAATTGATTTAAAAATGGCTGCACTAAATAAAAAATTTGGTGCGGATATAATACAACAAGGAACTGATATAATAGAAGTTGATAAAATACCATTTAGTAGTCCTATGGCAAACTATATGACCTATGGAGGAATACCAATTGGAAAAATAACTGAGTTCTTTGGTGGAGAGGGTGGGGGTAAAACAACCTCCGCCCTTGATATTTGTGGTAATGCACAAAAGAAATTTAGTGAAGTGTATAATAAAAAAGTGGGTGAATTATCACAACAACTTGAACTATTGCAGCAAACTAATACAAAACAAGCCCAAAAGGAAATAAAGAAGTTAAGTGAACAATTGGATGAAGTACAGGAAAAGGGTGAAAAATTAGTATTATATATAGATACAGAACAAACTTTGGATACTGAATGGGCTAAGTTATTAGGAGTGGATACAGAAAAAATGATATTAGTAAGACCACAAGAGCAAACTGCAGAACAGGTGTTACAAATAATAATTGAATTAATTAGTACTGGTAATGTAGGTTTATGTGTATTAGATAGTATACCTTGTTTGGTGCCACAACAAATATTTGACGAGAGTATGGAGAAAAAAGCCTATGGAGGTATTTCACAACCATTAACTGTATTTTGCAGTAAAATTTTACCACACTTAACAGTTAATCAATGTGCCTTTATAGGAATTAACCAAATACGTGAAGATTTAAGCAGTATGTATAGCACTATAAGTACTCCCGGTGGTAAAGGTTGGAAACATGCGTGTAGTTTAAGAATACGTTTTAGAAAAGATACATTATTGGACGAAAACAACAAAGAGTTAAGTAGTAAAGCCGAAAACCCAGCCGGGAACAGGGTTGGAATGGAAATTATAAAAACTAAGGTATGTAAACCAAATAGAAGACTGGGTTATTACACATTAAAATATTTAGATGGTGTAGATACATTATATGACATGATTAATGTTTGTATGTATTATAAAATAGTACAACAAGCCGGTTCTTGGTACAGGGTAATAGACGAGCAAGGTAATATAGTATTAGATAGACAGGGTAATGAGTTAAACTTCCAAGGTATGACAAGGTTTTTAAATTACTTACATGAACATGAAGATGTAGTGCAGGAACTATTAACTAGACTTAATGGGGTGATGTTGGATGAGTAGTTATGGTAATAAGTGCCAGGAAATAGTTATGCGTTATAAAAACGGGGATAAGGAGGCAATAAACGAATTACCCCAGTACATAGACAATATGGTATATTCCTTATTAAAACCCTATAAATTATATAATGATAGGGACGAGATGTACCAAGTTGCATGGCAATGTATAATGAAGTGTGTAGACCATTATGACCCGTCCTATGGCACATTATTTACCACCTTTGCATACCCGTCAATAAAAAGAGAACTACGACAATATAGGAACCGTATGGATAAACATAATAGGTACACCACTGACGGGGAGCAAAATATTTATAAAATATTATCCATAGACGGTTACATACAGTTAAAACATTGTGGACACACTAGGTATACATCATTGGAAAATTACCTGGAAAGTAAAGAGGACGTGGAAACTAGTGCCTTGGTACACGAGCTAAAGGAAATTATTGCACAGGAATTAAAAAATGTTAAAAATGACAAACAACGTGCCATAATAGCTGATTACCTGTATGGTATAAAGGGTACATACATAGCTTACCAATATAGTGTGTCACCTGCATATGTATCACGTGTAGTTAAAGATTTTTTTAGAAAAGTTAAAGAAGAAGTTAGTAAATAAGTAACACCTCCTATACTTTATATGGGAGGTGTTTTTAAATGAGTACGAGAAGTAAAAGTGATGAACAGGAACAATATGTGGCAAACTACTTGGATGGGGAAGTTACACCGAATAGTGGTGCAGGACATACTAAAAAGGGTGATGTATTAGTGGATAAATTTTACTTGGTGGAATGTAAAACTAAAATGCAACCCACAACACAATTTACTATAAAAAAAGAATGGTTAACAAAATTACAAGGACAGTCTTTAGCAATGCACCGACCATATACTGCACTAGTATTTGACTTTGGTAAAGTGGGAGAGGAGTATGCAGTAATACCCTTACAAGATTTAAAAGATTATATTGAAAAATTGAAGGGGGAATTATAATGCAACAAAATACATCAAGGGCGATTTGTGATAAATGTGGTGGTGATGTAGTCTACTATTCTAAAGATGATTTTGCACTAGATGTTTATAGTGATAACGATTTTATTTTAAAAGTAAAAGAACCAAGATTTGTATGTAGCAGATGTGGTAAGGAGTTTGATGAATTTATTACTTTATATAAGGAGGAAGTATAATATGGAAGCTTTAGCTACTAAATATAGACCAAGAACATTTAACGACGTGGTGTGCCAAGATAATATAAAAAAGGTATTAACTAACCAATTGGAAACAGGGGAGATAAAACAGGCTTACCTATTTTGTGGTAGTGCTGGAACTGGTAAAACTACCAGTGCTAGGATATTTGCAAATGATGTAAATGGGGGTAAAGGTAAACCAATTGAAATAGACGGTGCCAGTAACAATGGTGTTGATAATATACGTAGTATAATTGATGATTGTAGAATGAAAAGTTTGGATAGTAAATATAAGGTATATATAATTGACGAGGTTCATATGTTAAGTATAGGAGCCTTTAATGCACTGTTAAAAGTATTAGAAGAACCACCAAAAGGAGTTATATTTATACTTTGCACAACTGACCCCCATAAAATACCAGCGACTATATTAAGTAGGTTACAACGTTTTGACTTTAAACGTATACCACAGTTTGATATAGTACAAAGGTTAAAATATATATTAGACAAGGAAGGAAAAATAACTTATGATATGGAGGCAATAGAATATATAGCTAAGTTAGCCGACGGTGGAATGAGAGATGCCATAATGAAGTTAGATACAGTGCTTGGTTACACAACTAATATTACATTACAAGCAGTATTAGATTGTTTGGGAATTACTAACTATGAACATTTAGTGACAATAGTACAAAGTATTATAAGTAAGCAACCAAACGAGCCAATAGAAATAATAGACAAAATATATAAGGACGGTAAAGATTTAAAGTTGTTTGTAAAGGACTTAAATAAGTTTGTATTAGACCTATGTAAGCTAAGTATAACACATAATAAAGAGCTAACAATGATACCAACAGACATAATGAGACAATGTATCCATATAGCAACTAATACACCAAAGTATCAATTGGTTGATATATTGGATGCCATAAATAATTTATTAGACAAAATAAAATACGAGCAAAACCCTAAAAATTTAATTGAGAGTGAGTTGATTATTTTATGTCTAAAATAATAGGGCAAACTAAATTACAAGCTAAGTTAAATGGTCAACCTATACCCCACTTTTTTATATTGTGGGGTGATAGGGGTGCAGGAAAATATTTAATGAGTAAACAAATAGCCAACAATAACCATTACAATTATGTATTAGTGGAAAATAATATCGAAGGTATTAGACAGTTAATAGAGGATTGTGTGGCTATATCAACACCAACACTATTTTATATTAAAGGGGATAACCTATCCATTCCTGCACAGAATGCCCTACTAAAGTTAGTGGAGGAACCACCTAGTAAGGGTTACATAATGATTGGTGTAAGAAATATTGACAACCTATTAGCTACCATACGTAGTAGAGCCAAACTACTAATAATGGATAATTACAGTGTACATGAACTAAATGATGTATTTGATTTATATGACCTGGGTGAAGTGCCAAGGGATATATTATGTAAGGTGGCAACAACACCGGGGCAAATGTTGGAATATGTAAATAAGGATTTTATAAATATGTATCAATATGCATTAAAGGTATACAACAATATTTTAAGGGTTAGCACAGGTAATGCCTTTAAAATATGTAATCCCATAGGTTTTAAAGAGGACGACGGTTACCCAGTGGAACTATTTTTAGAACTATTTAAACAAGTGGTAATAGACGAGCAAAAACATAGTAGTTATGTAGATTATAAAATGATTGAATATACTAGTTCTGCACTATGGGACTTAAGAATAAGAGGAGCAAATAAACAGTTGATATTCGATATATTTATTCTTAATATAAGGAGTTTACGATAATGGAAATATGGAAAGATATAAAAGGTTATGAAAATAAGTACCAAGTTAGTAATAAAGGAAATATTAGAAATATTAAAACTGGTAAACAGTTGAAAATACAATTTTATAAATCGGGTTACTGCTATATTGATTTATATTGTGATGGGATAAATAAACATTATTTAATACACCGCTTGGTGGCACAGGCTTTTATACCTAATCCAAATAATTTTCCTTGTATTAATCATAAAGATGGTAAGCGTTCTAATAATAATGTAGATAACCTAGAGTGGTGTACTCAACAATATAATGTTAATTATGGTAATTGTAGAGAATTACAAGCACGAAAAACAAGAAAACAGGTGTACGGTATAAGTATTCAAACCGGTGATAAAACACGAATATTTAATAGTCTTAAGGATGCAGCAGAATGGTGTAAAACTAGAGGTTATCCTAAGGCTTCACAAGGAGGTATAACTTACGCACTATATAGTAAGAATCACACTATATATGGATATTATTGGTATTTTGTATAGATAGGGGGAAATAAAAATGATGCCACTAAAAAATGATGCTAGGGAAATTAAGAAGTTTGCCAAACAATTTGCAGAGGCTTATAAGGACTGTTTTGCTTGGTATAGTGAAGAAAAATATGTACGTGGGTTCGCCACTAGACATTTTGAAACTATATGTGCCATAAACGAGGACGAGAACGACATAAAAATTAGTAAGAAAAATAAAAAATTATTTGTAGACGTATTTAGTGAAATTACCCTAAATAATATACTTTATATGAAGGAACAACACAACCAAAAGGAAAAACAGGACATCAAAAAACATGGAGTAAAAAGAAAGAAACAAAAAGGAGGAAAATAGTATGGTAATATTTAATTTTATGGTGTTAATAGTTGCAATGAGTATAGTAATTGATTGGATAACACAAACAATAGGAGATAGAGATATTGATGGGTTAAGTGCCATAGTGATTGCAGTGGCTATATGGTATTTAGTACAAATAGTGGGAGGAATAAAATTATGTTAGATTTATTAACACTACAAACACAAATAAGGGAAGGTAAGTTACTTCCCTTTTATATTTTTACAGGGGAAGAAATTGAGTTACAAAATATATATTTAAAACAAATGGGTAATGTAATAAGAATTGACAAGGTTGCAGACGTATATAATAAAATAACAAGTAAACTAATAAGTACCAATAAGTTTGCAGTATACGTAGTTAGGGATGATATGGATTTTATTAAAAGTGAAAAAACGTGGAGTAATATAAGCAATAAAATTAGAAATGCAGTGTTAGTGGTACAGGTTACAACACCAAGCAAATGTAAAAAATTTATAAAAGAATTAAATGATTGTGCAGTAGAATTTAAACATATGACAACAAAACAATTATTAACCACAGTTAATATGGACGGTAGTGTAGGTAATAAACAGTACTTTATAGAGGCTTGTAATAATGATTTATGTACTATAAATAACTACATGGATATATTTAAACGAGCTGGAATAAAACAACTGCATAAAAGTGTAGTAGACGAATATATACCACCAAAAGAAGAAGTAACTGTATTCCAGTTAGCGGATGCCATAATGAAAAAGGATACACAACTAACATTTAAACTATTAGACCAGTTATTAGAGGATAAAAATAATGTAATGGGTATTATATATGCCATATACTCTCAACTTCATAAATGTGTATTAGTAGAAGGGTATAGAGGGGAAAAAGATATTGCTAAAGTAACTGGTATTAATAGTTGGATATGTAATAATATATTACAATATAACCGTATACCACCAGCTAAATTACTTGCAGCCTTACGTTTAGTACAAAAGTATGATAAGGGTATTAAAACGGGTAAATACGACGGTGTGATAGCTTGTTACAGTTTAATAGTTGAAATTTTAAGTAGCTGTTAGTAAAACAGCTACTTTTTTTATACTTTATATAGGAGTAAATATTTACCAAAGGGTGTGATTGAGAATGGGATTAGATATTGAAATTACAAGGGAAGACAAAATTACATTGGATAATGATAGGGGGTGGAAAAAAGGACAGGTAGTGGAAAAAGTAGTACGTACTGCAATGTCACAATTAAATATGCCATTTATACCATATACTAAATTACCTGACCAAATAAAACAAGGTGATTATGTAGTCCAGGCTTATGGTGAATTAAAGGATACCGAAGTTAAATCCATTAGTGGTTATAATGGTGTTGATAAACTGTATATGGATATATTTTATTATAATTTGCAGGGCAACGGGGTTAAGGCTTACAAACAACTTAAAAGTACAGGACATGAGTTCGGTTGGCTGTATACGTGCAGTGCAGACTGGCTTATAGGATATAATTATAGAAGTGGTAATATGTATATTATTAAAAACTTCCAACACTTAAAACAACAAGTACGTCATAATGTTATACTAAGCTGCTATGGTGATAAAGTAAGGGCTGTAGAGGGTTTAGAACAACGTATTACACGTAAACTTAGTCCTTGGATGAATTGGTACATAAATAAAAATGATAAAAGTAAGCAAACACTAACAGTTACTTTGGACTTAACAATGCAGGCTTTTGTGGCACTTGGTATTGATTGTCAAATAATAAAAATAAATTTAATTGTTAGTTAGTAAATTATAACAAGTTTATATACTTTATATGTAGGAGATGATGGTAATGAAAATAAATAAAGAATTTGAAATTACTACTGACAAGGATAAAAATTATGTACTAATACAAACTTATAAGACTAAGGTTGGCACATATACAACAAAGGAAAGATATTACCCAACATTAGAAAAAGCGTTAAATGACTGTTTAAAATTAGGTATACTGCAAACTGAATTAAAGGACTTAAAAACTGTATTAGATACCTTAAATAAACTGGAAAAGGATATTAAAAAGAGTTTAAAGGAGGGGAAACTAAATGACTAGACGTAAATGTAAAAAATGTAATGGCGACGTAGAATATTGTAAAATGGGTAGAGGTAGCTACAGTTTAATATTTTTATTAACTGGTGGATGTATGATGTGGATACCAATATTAGGATGGATAGCTGCACCAATATGTTTTATATTAGCAATATTAATGTTATTAGTACCAACTCACTACTTTGTAAAATGTGTTAGATGTGGTGAAGTGGTAAATATAACAAAAGAAGAATACGAGGAGGTAACTAGATAATGTTTGGTGAAAAAGAGTTTAAAGTAACTTTAGTTAACAAAGAAGAGGTGGCACAATTTATAAAGAAGCATGGTGAATTTGCTTGTGTATGTTATGATACACCAAAAGAGAGGGCGGAAAAAGTAGGACTACACTGTTTAAAGAGTGGACATTTAAGTGGTAGTAGACATTTATACTTTGTATTTGACCTACAAAGAATACCACGTTTTACAATAGACCAACTGGTAAGACACGAGGTAGGCGTGGTAAAAAATGTACAAAGTTTAAGATATGTAACGAAGGGTAGAATGGATGTATATGCAGCACCGGAAATAAGAAATAACCCATTACTAGTTAAAGAACACTATTTAAGTGAAGAATATGCTGCAACATGCTACCAATTAACAATTGATAGAATGACCCGTTCAGGTATTGATAAAGAACGTGCAAACGAGATAGCAAGGACTTTTGTACCAATAGGAACTGCAAGTTGTTGTAGCTTTGCAGTAAACATAGAAGGTCTTATACATTTAGCAAATGTAAGATTATGTACTAGAGCTGAATTACCTATACGTTATTTAGTAGAGCAAATGGTAAACCAAGTAATTGCAGTTGAGCCAAGATACAAACAGTTTTTAGTACCACAATGTAGAAAATTAGGGTATTGCCCAGAATCGAAAGGATGTGGAATATATGAGCCGAAGAAAAAATAAAAGTGATAGAGAATTAATAGCTGACTTAACTGATAAAGTAAAATTATTTTGTGATAGTATGTATGATGGAAAAACTAGGGGATGTAAAGATTGTCCCCTAGCACAATATGAAACTGCTGACTGTAGGTTAGCTTATATGCAATATATATTAAGTAAAGGAGGTTCACATAATGAGTAAAAATACAATTATTGCTGACGCAGTAACAATGGGAGGAATAACAGCCTGTACTGTTATAGCTGGATTTTCATTACCTATTAGCTTAGGAATTATTATAGCAACTGCACTAGGTTGTGGTTACTTAACATATAAGGAGGAAAAATAATTGGATGAATATTATTACACTAATGAACAAATAGAATGCAGGGTCTTAGCGCCCTGCAATATTGAAAGGTTAAAAGAGCATAGACAATGTGAGTTTTGTCACTTATGTTTTGACTGCATTGTATATAAGGATAGAAATAAAATAAATTTATGTGAGTTTTTAGATAACTATTTAAAGGAGGAGAAATAATATGATTGAATTAATTGGTTGTTTATTAGGGGTTGCTGGAATGCTTTGGTTAGTTATAACTTATTTATTATATATGGAGGATAAAGATGATAATTAAAGTATTAATATTTGGTGTTGTTGGTGAGTTATTGTTAGGTCTTATATATTTTTTAATAACAAGAGGAGGTAAATAGTATGGAATATAAAGTGGGAGATGTAATTAGAATAAAAGAGAGTATACAAGCGGGCGAAAAATATGGAGAATGTGATGTTAACGAGCCTATGCTAAAATTTAGAGGTGCAGTTGATACCATAGTAGATATAGATATTGACGGTGATTTTTATTTAGCTGATAGAAATAATCCTTATTCATGGAATAAAGATATGATAGAACCTGCACTAACAGTAAACCAAGCTAAAATGGATAGATTGCATATATATCAATATATATTAAACAACTTAGAGGAAACTTATAAAAATAAAAATAATGACTACGGTAATAGTGTTGCAGACACATATGAAAAGTTTGGTAATTTATCATTTTTAGTAAGAATTACCGACAAATATAATAGACTATTAACATTGTGTAACCCAAATGCCCCAGAACAAAAGGTAAAGGACGAGAAAATTGATGACACTATATTGGACTTAGCAAATTATTGTTTATTATGGTTGGTGGAAAAAGAATATAAAAACCAATAAGGAGGAGGTTAAGTGAATAAAACTAATTTTATTATAGCTGTTATTGATGAAGCTATAGGAATAGCGGAGTTAATGTGGGGCGACCCACTATTTGGTGGCGTAATGATATTATTAGGATTTCTTTTAGTACTTATGGAGGTGTAAAGTATGGCACAGGATGTATATGAACGTTTGAATAATTTAACAATGGAAGAACTAACCAAGGTAATGACAGTATTAGATAAACACAACGCAAACTGCTCACTACGAACAGTAACAGTAAATAATAATACAGGTTATGTAAAATTTATGTTAGTAGTTGATGATATAAACCTACTTATAGGTGTACTTGATAACTTAGGTTTATAGCAAATACAGTCCCACATAAAAAATGTGGGATTTTTTTTATTTTTTTTCAAAAAAGTGTTGCATAATTATATGGGTAGTAGTATAATTATGTTAATAAATAAGATAGATAGAGGGGTTGGGGGATATGTTAGATATAAACTTTGGTAAGATGGAGTTGTTACACAGTTACCAAAAGCATGGCCTTAACAAAACTAAAATAGTAGAAGCATTGGAAACTGGTATAAAAGACATAGTACCTGGTAAACAAAGTCATACATTAATATACACAATGAATTACACTACAATAGTAGTGGACAAAGATAACAATTTCTTAACTGCTTACAAAACAAGTGAGCAGCAATATAACACTAAAAAAATAAAAAGTTTAAATGGAGGTAAGTAATATGATGAAAAAATTAATGAGTTTAGGATTAGTAGGTATAATAAGTGCAAGTTTAATGGTTGGTTGTAGTAGTAACGACAGTAAAGACGACGATACAGTAACTATTAAATACGTGGACGAACAAGGTAACGTTAAACAAGAAAAGGTTACTAAAGAGAGAGCACAACAAATAGAAAACAATCAAAAACAACAAACTAATGACACTACTAAAAAAGAACAAACTACAAAAGAGCAACCTAAAGACGAAGATGAAATGACAGAAGAAGAAATGTATGAAAAAGGATTAATTAAAAAACATGGTGGACATTTAGAAGAGGAAGCTAAGGAACAAGAGAGAAAACACCAAGCTGAAGACGAAGAACAACAACAAGGTAAATATCCTATTAGATATGATGCTGATGGAACACAAATAAATGATGAATATGGTAACTTAACACCTGAATTTGAACAAAAAAGAGATAACTCAGGCGATGGTAATTATAACTACTGGGATGACCATGACCACGTAATAACACAAGAGGAACTAGATGAACAAGGAGTACACTATAATGATTATGAAGACCAAGAATCCATAGAAAATAGTGATGCTGAAGAAACACCTAGTGAACCTGCACAATAAAAAAATTAAATAATTTTTAAGAGTGGTTAGTAAACCACTCTTTTTTTATATACTATATATGTAAGATAAATAAAGGAAGTATGGGAGGTACAAATATGTTAAAAGTAAAAAGTAAATTAAAACCAATTAATGGTAAAGTTCAAGCATTTGTAAAGGTAAAAGCTACACCACATCAATCATCTATAATATCACAATATGAATTAGTAGCCTTATTAATGGGCTATAGGGATGTAGTCCTAAAAGACTACACAGACTTTGCAGCAATACAACACATAAAGGAAGCAGTAGACACAATGGAGAAAGAACTAAATAGTAAGGGGGGAAAAGAGTAGTGAAGTTTACAGTGAGAGTTAGAAATAAAAAGAATAATATGAATTGTTTTATGTATCGTAACGCTACAATAGATGATTTAAAATACATATTATTAAGTTTAGAAAATTTAGACACAACTAAATATTATGTAGAAGTTAAAAATGAGGAGGATAAATAATATGATAAAAATAACAGTGGATACTAAAAAAGGAGTACAAATAATAAAGGAAGGAACTTTAATAAAAGGTACATTAAAAGATTTATTATTTGAATTAACTGCACTGCATAATGAGATAGTGAATAATATAGTGGAGCAAAATAAAGAAAACTTACAACCAGGCATTGACCCATTAACTGCTAAGTTTAATATGGTGGACACAATAGCTGAAACTACAAAGGTAGCATTAGAAAGAGACCATAAATATACTAGTGATACATCAACTACAGTGCAACACATAAAACCACTACAAGAGCCAAAAGAGGCGGCGGAAGAAATAACTGTTGATGATATTATTAAAGGAGGATTAGGTATAGATATGGATAAATTAACATGGGAAATATATGCCACAAATGAATTAATAGACAAATGGTGGCCAATAATGAATGACCACATAATGACTGATGAAGAAATGAAACAACTACAAAAAGAAGCAAAAGAAGCAGGGGTAGATATGGATGACTTACTTAATGCAATGATAGAAAAATATGAAAAAATGGAGGATTAAATAATATGATAAAAATTAAGGGCGATAAGATAACATTAAAGGGTAATGCAATTAAATTAATGGAAGAAGCAACACTAGTAGTAATAGAAGTAATAGAAGCACTTGTAGAAAAGGAACACTTAGAACCTGATAACATACCGGAGGTAATCGAGGCACTAACAAAAGAAGTAACTGCACAAACTGAACATTTAACAACTAAATAACAACCAAATAGGGTAATTAATAGTACATTAATTGCCCTTTTTTAATACTTATAACACAATAAACCTATATAATTAAGTCCTAAATAACTTTTATTTGTACTAAAATAAGGATTAAAATACTAATTCTTACATTAATAATTAACAGCAATAACTAATATAAATTTGTGATAGGAGGTTATCCATATGAAAAAAGTATTTGCGAAGAAATATATGGTAGTATTCCAAAGAGAGGAACATGATGAATTTGTAGTATATAATACCAAGAAGGAGTGGGAAGAAGGACATACACATATACATAGTTATAAGCAAGCAATGTATTTAGTTGACTGCATAATAAACAATAAGATACCAAAGAAAGTTAATAAATACTTTTTAGTAAGCCTTGTAAGATTAAGTAATAGTAAGAAATATAGAGAGCAAATACAAAGAAGAATAGACGGTGAAGTGGAGTTAAAACACTACCATAACACCCCAAAACATTTTAGGAAGTAGGTGATTATATGGCAAGGAAAGCAAAACTAACAGGAGATGAGATTGACCAATTATTTTTAGATTATTGCAGCAACATGACCCATAAGCAATTGTGTGACAAATGGAATATTAGTAACAGTACATTAACAAAGTTAATACATAGTGAAGGTTGGGCGGAAAAGAGAAAAGCTACAAAACAACTAGCTTTGGATAAATGCCAAGCAGTATATGTGGATGCCAATAAAGAACTAGTAGATAGATATTACCAAGCAGGCTATAAGCTACTATGTTTATGGGAACAGTCTATGGTGGATAATAGTAGTAGTATATTAGACAAAGAAGGTAAAATATCTCACTTTAAGTTGGCACAAGCTATACAGAATATGGTGGCAATTAAGACATTCTTAGATGAATGTACTGGCACTATTCCATTTAAGGAAGCTATGGAATTAAAAATGAAATACGAACAAATGGAACTTAAAAAAGCTATTGCAGGACTTGGTGGTGATGAGAGTGTACAAGACGACTTTGTGGCAATATTAGCTGACTCTTTAAAACGTATCAACGAGGGTGATATAGATGAGTAAATTAAATAAAGTAGTACCCTTTGGTTGGAAACCATTTAGTGCAAAACAAATCCAAGTATTATCTTGGTGGTTAGACCCACGTTATAAAAGTAATACTGCACTAATATGTGATGGAGCAGTACGTAGTGGTAAAACAGTTTGTATGAGTTTTAGCTATATAAACTGGGCTACAGAGAGATTTAATGGTATGAACTTTGCACTATGTGGTAAGACTATAGCCTCTTGTAGACGTAATGTTGTACAGCCACTAAAACAAATGTTAATGAGTAGAGGCTATGTAGTACACGACAATAGAAGTGAAAACCTATTGACTATTAGCAGAACATGGAAGACTAAACAAGGTAATATAAGGAAAGCAATAAACTACTTTTATATATTTGGTGGAAAGGACGAAAGTTCCCAAGACTTAATACAAGGGATAACTTTGGCTGGTGTATTCTTTGACGAGGTAGCACTTATGCCACAATCTTTTGTCAACCAAGCCACAGCACGTTGTTCTGTAACTGGAGCTAAGTTCTGGTTCAACTGCAACCCCGACAGTCCTTTCCACTGGTTTAACCAGGAGTGGATTCAAAAATGCAGTGAAAGAAATGCACTGCACATACACTTTACAATGGAGGACAATTTAAGTTTAAGTGAAGAAGTAATAGAGCGTTATAAGTCAATGTACAGTGGTGTATTCTATAAGAGATTTATATTAGGACTATGGGTAATGGCCGACGGTGTAATATATCCTATGTTTGACCCAGATAGACATGCAAAAGAATTAAGTCTTAATTGGACGAGAATATTTATTAGCGCTGACTTCGGTATTCAGAATGCTACGACATTTGGTATATTTGGTTACTATGCTCCTACAAAGAGATACCACGAAATAGCTAGTTATTATCACAATGGTAGAAAAGAAGGGCAAAAAACTGTTGCGGAGTACGTGACAGATTTAATTGCATTTATACAAGAAAACAATGTAATGCCAGAATACATAACAATTGACCCCAGTGCAGCACCACTAATAGTAGAAGTAAAGAAGAATAAGTTTTTCCAAAGACATAATATAAAAGTAGTTCCAGCTAAAAACAATGTGGAGCTTGGAATTCAGCTAGTCAGCTACTTATTAAACCAAGATAAGTTTACACTAGACCCAAGTTGCAGAAGTGATATAGAGGAGTTTGGCTCTTATTGCTGGGACGAAGATAAACTGGACAAAGGCGTGGAAGAAATATTAAAAATGAATGACCATGCTATGGATAAAATACGTTATGCAGTAATGACAGACAGTATTAACTATAGAACATTAGATGATGCACTTAAAGTACTTTCAGGTAAAGGTGCAATATATTAAAAGGAGGTAAATAAAAATGAGTTTGTATAACAGTATAGATAGAGCCTTAGTAGGACTATACAGTACAGATAGAAGATTCCTAGAAGAATTGCAGCAAGTAAAAACCTACTATGAGTTCTACGAAGGTAGACCTGAACAATTAGAGGACGACTTAGAGGATGGAACTGGCCAACTATGGGCAGTAAAAGATAGAGATTATAGACCAACTAGAGAGATAAGAAACTTAACTAAAAAGCTACTTAAAAAGCAAGGTAGATTTATGACAAGTGTGCCACCAACAATAGTTGTTAAAAGTGTAGACGGTACAGACCCAACACTAATAGACGATAAACGTATCGCGTATGAAAAAATATTGGATGATGGGAAGTTTTGGAATAAATTTAGTAAAGCATTTATGGACTGTGTTATAGGTAAGCGTGTTTTATTAGCATTAATGTTAGATGTAGATGACTATGGCAACCCTATAGACAATGCACCTATAAAGTTTAGATTTTATACAATGCCAGAATTCCTATACGAATATGACCCTAATGACTGTGATAAATTAATAAAAGTCCAAATAGCTTACCAAGACGAATCCACTGTAGGTAAGCTACAAAATGAACAAAGATGGCATAAATGGATATATGAAATGAGAGGCGAAGAGTGTTGGTGTACATACATGGTAGTAGACGGTACTAACACAATAGCCTATGCAGAAGTACCAAACATACTTAATAGTAGTATTGCTGGAGAACAACAAGACGAACAACAAATGCAACAAGTAGAAATACGTAGTGAATGGAATACTGGATTAAGCTGCATACCTTGTGCCGTTATATTTAATGACGGACTTACAGGAGATATTAGAGGACGTAGTGATGTAAAAGACTTAATGGACATGCAAATGGACTATAATAAAACAGTTAGTGATTATAGAGATAGTTTACGTTTTGCAATGTTTGACCAAACTGCCTTCATAGACGCCGACAGTGCTTCTATTGAAGGAATAGTAGTGGCACCTGGGTCAATATTAGATATTAAGACTGATACTTCACTTGGTATGGGTAGTGCAAATGGTAGTTATAAACAAGCGTCTATACAAAAGGTCGGTAGTGAATTTACATTCCAAGGAGCTGCCGACGCATACTTAGAAAGACTTAAAAAGGATATGTACGAATGTATGGAACAACCACTACCAGAATCATTAGTTAATGTAGCAAGTGGTAAAGCCCTACGTATGTTATATGATGACCTTATTACACGTTGTGAAGAAAAATGGGCAGCATGGGACGAGGCTATTATATGGCTATTAAAATTAATTGAGGAAATTGTATTAAAAAGTGATTTATACCCTGAAGACCCTACAATTAAAAAAGCTATGCAATATAAAGTTAGTTTAGATTTAGACCACAACTATCCAATCCCAGACGACGAAGTGGATACTAAGACAATAGCAATAAAAGAAGTAGAAGCAAATGTACGTAGTAAACAAAGTTATATTAGAGAGTTTGGTAGTGCTGAGGAAGCGGATAAAGAGTTTGATGAAATATTAGATGAAATGGATAAAGTTAATATGACACAAAATAGTATGGCAGATTTAAATGGTTCTATTAGTAAAAACAACTAATTTTCTATACTTTATATGTAAATAAAAAAGTGTAGGAGGTTGGTAAGTATGGCAAAACAAGGTGGATGGACTAAGGGACGTAGAGGAGAAAAACAATTAAATTTTAAAGCTAAATGTGATAAATGTGGTAGAGAGTTTTATCCAAGGGAAAAAGAATTAATGCTACTAAAAGGTTGTATTATTATTAGAGGATTTGAATGTAGATGTGGTGCTCAATATGTAACAGTAGTAACTGACAATGAACTACGTAGAGAAATGTCACAGTTGCAGGACTTATTAGAGGAGTTTAAAAAGATACAGTACAGCAATAGATATGAAGTGAAAGAACAACTTAAAATACATGGATTTGTTCCACAGGACATACAGGATAGAGTAAATAAAAAGGAACATGATTATTTAGACGCAATAACCGAACTTAGAAGAGATATTGCTGTACACGGTAAAGAGTTAAAGGAAAAATATAAAAGCTACATCCAGTAGCACTAAAGGGGGTTAATAAACCTCCTTTTTTAATACTATAAATTATATAGGAGGTGGACGAATTGGGTAGAACAGAATTTAGTGGTGTTGGTAATACACAGAACTCAATTGACTATTTTAAAACCCTTAATAGTCAATTAAACAGTAAACCAAGGGAGCTAACTAAAAAGCAACAACAACAAATAATACAGGTTTATAAAAAGGCTTATATGGACACAATTAATAGAGGAATTAAAAATGCCTATGGAGATAGTAAGGCTATAAAGAACTTAACTGCTGCCTATAGCCAACAGATATATGATGAGTTATTAAAGGTAGTTATGAAATATAATAGTAAGGTTGCTAATGATTTAGCGGATATAAATAAACAAATGATGCAACTATTAATGGGAGATGGTTATAAACAAATAAAAGACCAAGTGGATAAATTAGTAGACATAGTTAATGCAGATACAGTAGAACAAGTAATAAGAGGAAAATTATACGAGGATAGAAAAGGACTGGATAAAAGACTATGGAGTTGTACTAATACCAGTGGTGAGAAAATAGAGGACGCAGTAGCCAGTTGTATGGCCGAAGGTATGGGAGCTACTGACATGGCTGAAAACTTAAAACAGTTTGCTATGGGTGGTCACCATACATGGAGTAGGAATAAAATAAGAGAAAAACTAGGTAGTGCGTATGCTAGGAAATATAGTGGTGGTTTAGACTACGAATCACTAAGATTAGCACGTACTACAATAACACACCAAGCACAGGTGGAAACTATAAATACTAAAAGAGTTAATCCTTATATGGGTGGAGTACAGTGGCACAGCAACCACGAAGCAGGTAGAACTTGTGATTTATGTAATTCTTTAGATGGTCGTCTATTTATAATAGACAAGGAAGATATACCACTTGACCACCCGAACGGAGCGTGTTGGTTAGAGCCAGTGTGGATGATTAATGGTAAAAAGGCAACACCAGAGGATATTGCCAAGGATATGAAAGCCTGGGCAAATGGAGAAAAGAATAGCGGTGCAATGGATAAAATACCAGAATATAAAGGACTTGGAGGTACAGCTAAACCTAAAACTAAACCTAAAACTACTAGAGTTAAGACTACTAAGACAAAAGCTACCACTACTAAAACTAAGGACAAAGCAGCTAAAATAAATAAAGGTATATATACACCACAAGAACGTGCGGCTAAGTATGCTGAATTATATGAAACACTGGAAAAGGAAATGAGAACAACAAATAAAAAATACACTGTTGACGGAGTACTAGACGCATTACAACACGCACCATTAGATGTACAAGATATGTACTTAAGCGTAGGTAAGTTCCAACGTACTAATTCAACTGCAGGAGCTTTTTATAATCCTAGTGATTTTAAAATACATATGTCTTTTAGTGATGATAGAAACCTTAGACTACGCTTTGGGGAAAAACATAGATATGATGTACTATTCCATGAGTGGGGACATTTAATAGACGACCAAGGTGCTGGAGATAAAGTTAAAAGTTATAAGTTCTCCGGTGGTAATGAACGTATGTATACCAAACTAACATTAAAGGATGCAGTAAAACCTACAGGATTAGCACAGTCCTTTGAAAGGGATATGAAGAACTGGCAATCTAAATGGGCATTAGAACATTGTAATAAACCATTAGAAAATATACCAGCTCCACTGGCAAACGGTAAGTTTGCAGACTTCCTACGTAAAAATGAACTATATACAATAGCGTTACAAGACGCAGCTAAAGGGATGTCAGCCGGTGCAGTAGATGCAGGTTGGGGACATGACCTTAAGTACTATACAAGAAAAGCTAGTAGACAAATAAGTAATTATGACTCCGCATGTATAGAGGTATCTAGTGAGTTATGGGCTGAAATTAATTCCAGTATGACACAACCGGAAACACGTGAATTCTTATATGAAAATTTCCCTGAGATGATGAAGTCATATGAAAAAATAGTTAAAGCTACATTAAAAACAATTAAAAAGTAGTTAGTAAAGTGGCACATTTTTCTATATTATATTCATAAGGAGATGATAGTAAATGAGAGAAAAACTACAAAACTATTTAGACAAGTTTGAACAATATTTCCCATTAATGGAGGTAGAAGGGCTTACTGAACAAGAAATTATAGACATAATTGATAGATGCATACAGAGTGGCAAAACGTATGGTGAAATATTTTATACAGATGGTAAAAATAAAAATATAATAAAATAGGGGGGATTTATATGGTAATACCTGAAGAAGTAAGAGTTGGAAGTGTGTGGTATAAAGTAGAAATAAGTGATAGACCAATAGTAATGAATGGCAGACAGTGTTTGGGTATGTGTGATAAAAATGTTCACACTATACAATTAGACCCATCACTACAAGATGACCAAAGTTTAATACAAACATTTTACCACGAGTTAGCTCACGCGATGATGTTTGAGCGTGGAATAGACTTACAAGAAATGGGACTTAGTTATGATAACTTTGAGAATGTTATAGACGGTATGGGAATGATGATGCACCAGGTATTACTAGACAACCCCGACCTAACATTAACACCGGAGGAATATGATGCCAAATACCCACCAGTGGAGGAAGCTAAATAAATTATTAAACACTCAACCTAACAGTTGGGTGTTTTTTATTGCACAATTTTAGTTAATATTTTTCCTAGAAAATTAATATATAAATACGACAAAGGGTTCTAGGATATCCATAAAACCTTGTATTAGTAAGATTTTCTTTGTTTTTAAAAACATTGTATATTATCGTCGTTGGACGTAAAACAGGAGGTAAGTATGGCAAAAAGAAAATTAAGAGAATTTTTAGCTGGACTTGATAATGCTGCCGAGGTGGAGTTAGTAATAACAAAAGCCCTAGAGGAACAGGGATGCAAAATATTAATAGATGATAAGGATAATAGATATGTACCTAAAAACCGTTTAGATGCCAAAATAGCGGAGTTAGCAGAGGCTAACGAAGAAATAGATTCCTTACAAAAGCAAATAAAAAACCCTACAGAGGCGGAAAAACAAGTAAAAGCCTTAGAAGAAAAAATTGCCGGCATGGAGGCACAGGCTAAAAAGGAAAAATTAACAACTGCCATAAATAAGGAGTTAGCGCAAGCTAAGCCTAAAGATGTAAACGACTTAATGAAATTCCTGGACATGGAAAAAGTCGTATTAAAAGAAGATGGTACTGTTGAAGGATTAACAGACCAGTTAACTACATTACAAAAGGACAAGGCCTACCTATTTGATAATGTGGAATCACAACCTAATAAGGGTTTTTTAAATCTTGGCTCTCCAGGAAAACCAAGTAATCTAAATGCCTTCGGTAGTAAAACTACACACGAAGGGGACTTTGGTTCACTATTAGGAAAACAATGTAGTGAACAAGCACAACAAGTTGATAGTAATTATTTCTTCGGTAACAATGATAAATAATAAATTAGGAGGTGGCATTTATGCCAAAATTAAGAACTAAAAAAATATTAGCTCCAGAAAAACAAATACTAGCATTCCCAGACCACTATGTAAATTTACCTGGGAAAATAGCTTATGCAGCTTTAAAAGCAGCTGCAGCAGTTGACGCAGATTTTGAGGGAGCAAAAACACTTAAAAAAGGTACAGTAGTAAAATTGGACGCAGATGGTAATGTAACTATCCCTGAGGCTGAGGCTGCTGATGGTAACGGTATAGTATTTAACACTATAAAATTAGATGACTATGATGAAGGTACAGACCCATATATAAATGTAGCTGTATTAGTACATGGATTTGTAAGAAAAGACCGTTTAGTTGGTGCGGAAAATCTTAAATCTGAATTAATCCATGTTGTAAATAACTAGGAGGTGTAGGATAATGGCAAATGTAAATTTATTTGATTATATAAACGCAAAAGAAATTGCTGCATATGTAAAGGAAAACCCAATAAATAAAGAACCATACTTTGCTGAAACATTATTCCCTTCAAGAACAAGTATGGGAACTGATATAAGCTGGTTAAAAGGTGCTAATGGACTTCCAGTGGCACTACAACCAAGTGAATACGACGTTAAAGCTCGTATGAGAGAAAAAGAAGGATTTGAAGCAGTTGCTACTGAAATGGCATTCTTTAGAGAAGCAATGCGTATAGGTGAAAAAGATAGACAACAATTAAACTTATTATTAGCTCACCCAGATAACACTGTTGCATTACCTTTAATTAGAAAAATATTTGATGAAGCTGCACGTTTAATAGAAGGTGCAAGAGTACAAGCTGAAATAATGAGATGTCAATTAATGGTTGACGGTAAAATAGATGTTGCTAGTGCAGATGGTAGAGCACATTATGTATATGATTATGGTATGACAAACTTATACAAAGCTGTTAGAGCTGCTTGGTTACCAGCTAGTAAAACTAGTGCTGACCCAGTTAGAGATTTAATTGATATATGTGATGATATGGAACTTAAAACAGGTATAAGACCTTCAAGAGCAGTTATGAATAGAAACACATTCCTAAATATGATTAACTGTGATACAGTTCAAAAAATGATGTACCCAGATGATTCTACAATGCATTACTTTGTAAGTGAACAACAAAAGAAATCATTTATAGAACAAGTAACAGGTATAAGCATATACGTATATAGCAAAAAATTTGGTAAATTAGACCACACAACAGGATTAGCACATGCTACAGAACAAGTAACATTAATACCAGATAACAAAGTAGTATTAATGCCAAGTGGAAACTTAGGTAATACTGTTTATGGTACAACACCAGAAGCTTCTGACCTTATGTCAGGTACAGATGCACAAGTTGCACAAGCTTCTTATGGTACTACTGTTACTACTTTCAAAGAAAAACACCCAGTACAAGTTGTTACTGTTGTTTCATGTGTTATGATACCTTCATTTGAAGCAATAGATAACTGTGCAGTAATAGATGTAAGCGATAAAGCTGAAATAGGTGCATAATTAAATAGCTCATTGTATTCCCTTATATATACAGGTTAGGCGAGGCTAACACGGCTTAGCCTAACCAATTTTTTTATAGGAGGTGGTTACATGGTAGACGTTGATACTTTAAAGGTCTTAATATTAGAAGACCAATATCCTACTTTTACAGACGACCAACTAGAAGAGATGGCTAAAATATATGACAACATTTACCAATTAGCTTATGTATGTTGCTTAGCTAAAGCAAGTGCAGATGAAATTACTATAGGTGCTATTACAATAAAAAATAGTGCTGATATGTGGAATAACATGGCTGCAATGTTTCTAAAGCAATATGAAAGTGACTCCGGCAAAGGTAAATCAACCTCCATAACAGGAAAGGTGCCACGTAGAGTAGATGAGCAATAGACAATCTATCCAAGCCGGGGTAATTAAAAAGGTACAAAGTGCTATAAATAACTATGGTTATTTAGTACCAATATATAGAGATATATACCAAGTGGATGCAATGGGTTGTAAAGTACTAAAGGAAGAAATGTCTTATATACAAGACTTACAATGTGTTATAGATAATAGTTCCAGTGGACGTAGTAAAAGCGTAACTAATAATGACCAGGGTATTATAAAAGGTTATTCATATGCCACACTCTACGCAACATATACGGAGGACTTTCCACTACAGGAAGATGATTTTATAGTTTATGATAATGCTTATTACAAGGTAATAGAAATAGTTAATGTGGTGCATTATAACCTACTATACCAAGTTTCCTTGGAAAGGATTGATTTAGATGGCTAATACAATAACATTCGATACTAAAGAATTTAATGATAAAATTAAAAATTTTAACAAAACTATGCAGGCCGAATTAAAAGTAGTAGGCTCCACTATTAGTAAGAATATGCAAACTTATGCCAAAGCTAATCACCCTTGGACAAATAGAACTAAGTCAGCACAAAACAAGTTAAAAGGTGATTATAAAGTAACTGAAAATGATTTGGATATTAGTATTAAACATGGTGTTACCTATGGTTACTACTTGGAAACAAGAAGGGACTTTGATGGTAAATACAAAATATTAGAGGAAGCCAGGGATAGTGAGGTTGATAACTTTAAAGGTATGATACGTAACTTATTTTAAAGGAGGGTTAAAAATTGAGTGCCAGACTTAATATATATAATGTAATTAAGCAAGTAATAAAAACAGTGCCAGTCCATGACCGTCCTGCACGTATTAAGGAAGATACTGCAATTATAATGCGAAAAAGTGCTAACCAAAGCTTTGATAATACTCTTTGTGGGTGGGATAACTGGATTATATATATTTATACACCACATAGCCCTCTACAATTAGATACCTTACGTAACAAGGTTAGAAAAGCATTATATGTGGCTGGTATTGAGATTACCCATGATATGAGTGATGATATGTACGACCAAGATTTAAAATGCTATGTGTGTTCATTGACTTGCAGAACACCAGTAATATTTGATTATAATAATGAATAGGAGGTAAGTATAATGGCTATACTTTATAATATTAAAAAGGCAGTAATAACTGAACTTGACCCTACTACAGGTAAAGATAAAGTAGGTGGAGTAGTATCACATATAAAAACTGCACAAAAGGCGGAATTAGAACCAGTGCTTAGTGAAGGTGAAGAGGATATCCTAAGAAATGATGTTAGTATATTAGCAGTTGTTAGAACTGACGACCTAATTTATGGGTATGATATAAAACTAACAGACAACCAATTTGATGATACAATGGCAGGATTGGTTGCTGGGTACAAAGTAGAAGGTGAAGCTGCGACTAAAAAATTATCAACTCCAATGATGAGTGAAGGTAATATAGCAAAACCATTTAAATTAGACCTATATGTAGCTAACTACAGTGGTGATGCAATTGTCAATTATGCCAAAGTAACATTAAATAAATGTACAGGTAAATTCCCTACAATGACTGTAGGAGATGGATTCTTTGCACCAGAATTTGAAATTAAAGCACGTGAAAACACTAAAGCAAACCTACCAATAAAAGAAATACAGTTTGTAGACGAGTTACCAGAAGACCCATCAGTATAATATAAGGTATATAGGAGGAGAATACAATGAGTGAGTTAAAAGTAATAAGTGCCAGAGAGTTTAGAAAAAAGGCCACTAGGATAATTGAAATAGATGGATTTGAACCGGGTGAAAAAATAGCAGTAAGAATAAAACCCGCGAGTTTATTAAACCTTATGATGAGTGGCAAACTTCCTAACAATTTATTAGGTACAGTAAATGAACTATTTGAACAAGACACTAAAGGAAAACCAATGGAGTTATTTGAACAAGATGACAATAAAATAAAAGATATAATGGAAATAATTGATTTAGTATGTGAACAAAGTTTGGTTGAACCAACCTTTGAAGAAATTAAAGATGTAATAACAGATACTCAAAAAATGCAAATAATGGGTGAAGCCCAAGGTAATGTAACTGCTGCCATACCCTCTATTCAAAAGTAGAAGAATACTAAATGTTATTTCTACTGCTAAAACTTTTGGATGTAGACCTAGTGACTTACTAGGTATAGATGAGGATGATGTGTATGGTCGTTATTGCATAGACGAAGCTGCAACATATTTATATAATTTAATGCAACCTGATAAACATGGTAAATGTAAAAAGCCAACATTTATAGAGGACATTAAAGAAAGTAAAACTAATAATCCAGGTTTAGATTTACTAATGGGTTAATAAAATTAACAGTAGAACAAAAGTTCTACTGTTTTTTTAATTTATAGAGGTGGTGAATAATATGGCTGGTGTAGATTTGGGGAGCATTGTTGCTCACCTAAGATTGGAAATGAGTGATTTTAATAGTAACTTAAATAGAGCTGTAGAACAAGTACAGCAAACTCAAAACAGTTTTAGTGGTCTAAAGGCTACAGGGGAAAGTTTGTCAACTGTTGGTGCAGCACTTACAGCTGGTGTAACTGCTCCAGTGGTGGCACTGGGAGCAAGTGTTGTACAAACACAAATGAAATTCCAAGACTCAATGGCAAAAGTTAAGGCACTATCAGGTGCCACTGGTAAGGATTTTCAAATGTTGGAGGACACTGCTAAGAAATTTGGAGAATCCACAGTTTTTAGTGCCAGTGAATGTGCTGACGCCCTAGGTTATATGGCACTTGCGGGTTGGGATGCACAACAAAGTGCCGACGGGTTACCTGGGGTACTTAACTTAGCTGCTGCATCCAGTATGGACTTAGCACAAGCATCTGATTTGGTGACTGATTATTTAACTGCGTTTGGATTGGAAGCCGACCAAGCAGGGCGTATGGCGGACGTGTTATCTTATGCACAAGCTAACTCAAACACAACAACTGAAATGCTAGGTGAGGCATTCCAAAACTGTGCAGTTAATGCACACAATGCTGGTATGAGTTTGGAAGAGACTACTGCAATATTAGGTAGATTTGCAGACGCTGGTCTTAAAGGTAGTGAAGGTGGTACAGCCTTAAATGCAATTATAAGAGATATGACTCAAAAAATGAAAAATGGTGCAATACAAATAGGTAATACGTCAGTTAAAGTACAGGACGCTAATGGTAACTTTAGAAGTATGACTGACATAATAAGAGATGTAGACAAGGCGACAGAAGGTATGGGTGACGCACAAAGGACTGCTGCACTTATGACAACATTTACTGCGGACTCAATAAAAGGTATGGGTATATTGTGTAACACAGGAGCAGACAATATTGAAGACTTTACTAAGTCACTTGAAAATAGTGATGGAACTGCCGAGGACATGGCTAACACATTAAGTAGTACGTTAAGTGGGGCATTAAAACAATTAAGTAGTGCATGGGAAGCATTCCAACTTAGTTTAGGTGACACTACTGGAGTATTAACAAAGATAGTTAATGGACTTACATTATTAGTACGTTGGCTAAAAGGTTTACCTGACCCTATCAAACAAATAATAGTAACATTCGCCTTACTAGTGGCAGCCGTGGGACCGATTTTGTTGGTTGTAGGTAAAGCTATTCAAGGATTTATAAAAATGAAACAAGCAATAGGAATATTAAAAGGAGCATTTACTACAATAAGAACAACATTCTTAATTTTTAAATCTATTCTATTAGATACAATTGTACCAGTAATAACAGATACAGTAATACCTGCATTACAAAGTCTTTGGGGAGTATTATTAGCTAACCCTATTGTATTAGTTGTAGCAGCAATTGCTGCACTTGTAGCTGGTTTTATATGGGCATGGAATAATATTGACGGTTTTAAAGAATTTTGGATTGACTTATGGGAAAATATAAAAACTGTAGCAAGTAATGCTATACAAGGATTACAAAACTTCTTTACACAAACTGTACCACAAATGATAAGTGATATAGGAAATTGGTTTAGTAATTTACCTGCAACTATTTGGTACTGGTTATGTTATGTAGTAGCGTATGCAGTACTATGGGTAGGACAAATGGCACAAAAGGCATATGAAGCAGGTTCAAAATTCGTACAAAATGCTATTACATTTATCCAACAATTGCCTGGTAAAGTGTGGACTTGGTTAACTACTACTATTAGTAAAGTTGGTAGCTGGGTTGTACAAATGGCAAGTAAAGCACAACAAGCTGGTAGTAGATTCTTGCATAGTGTAGTTACGTTTATACAACAATTACCAGGCCGTGTATGGTCTTTCCTATTATCAACTATTGCAAAGGTAATATCTTTTGCAGTACAGTTTGCTCAAAAGGGTAGAGAAGCTGCACAAAGATTTAAAGATAATATTATTAATGGTATTAGCAGTCTACCAGGTAAAATGGTAAGTATAGGAAGTAATATTATACACGGTATTATTACTGGTATTACTAATGCTGCCGGTAATTTATTTAGTACAATGCAAAATATAGCAAGTAGAGCCTTAAATGCTGCAAAGGGTGCTTTGGGTATTCATTCTCCATCAACAGTATTTAGAGATATGGTAGGGAAAATGATACCGGCTGGTGTAACTGTTGGTATTGAAGCGAACGCTGGTAAAACTATAAAAGCTATTAAAGATTATGCTAGTAGTTTGGTTACAACTATAGACACAAATAAATTCCTAGGTAAAGTTAATATGAGTACTGCCGGTATTAATATAAATAGTGAAAACACAGTTGATAGTAATTTACTTTATGCCATAAAAGGTATGGCACAAGCAATGCAGGACAGTAAACAAGAATTTGATTATAAAGAAATGGGAAAAGAATATAAAAAGGCGTTACAAGATACTAATACTCCAATACTTATGGACAAAGTAGTGGTGGGACAAAAGGTGGCTAAGTCAGTACAAGAAACCAATGACTACTACAATGACCAAAAAGAAAGATTTAGAGGTGAGAGAGATTATGTATAATTATTTTAATTTTAATGGCAATCAGATAAATGATTTAGCAATAGTAACTAGTATAGAAAAACCATATATACCAGAGAAGTCTATTGATACTATAAATGTATCTAGTAGAGATGGAGAAATATTTGATGGAGCAAAATATGACCCCATCTCTATTCCTATATCACTTGCAGTAATAGGTGATACTGAGGATGATTATAAAACTCGTGTACAATGTTTACATGATATACTAAATACTAAACAAGAAGTACCAATAAAATTCTGTGAGAATATCACTATATATGGAATGCTGAAAGGTGCACTAAAAGTAAAGAAAAAGAATAGTATGAGTGGGTACGCTGACATAGAATTAATATGTCATACACCATATAGTTACAGTGATAATGTACAGGCATACAATGCCGAAGATGGCCAACAGACTGTGGTAGTTGAGAACAATGGTGAATTAGCAACTCTACCATATGTAAGTATAGGCTTTGGAGCAGATGCACATTTTGCACAGGTACAAAATAATAAAACTGGAGAAAAAATATTAGTAGGTGATTATCCACAACTACAATTAAGCACAACAAAGAGTGAACAAACATTAATACTACATGACCCATGTACAAGTGTAGGAACTTTAATTCAGAGCGGAGCTAATATTAATGCAGGTCGTGGAACTGACGGTTCCTTTACTATATCATCTGGAGGTGAAAGTTTTATACTTAGTGAATTAGGTAATAGCTCAGAAAAAATAAAGGGTGCCTGTGCCCGTATCGCATTAAGTAAGAACATAGATGACTTTAAAGTAATGGTGAGAATGCAGTGTAGGTCAAGTGGTAAAAATGGTGACCCTAATAACTTTCTTAGTGAACAAGAAAAAGTAAAAGAAACTGTAGTTTCTGGTACTAAGACTAAATATTACGAAGTAAATGCCAATGGACTTAATTACAGAACCGGACCGGGAACTAATTACACATCTAAGGGGATTATCCCAAAGGGAACAAAATTAACAGAGGTTACTATACAAAATGGATGGGCAAAGATAAAATACAAAACAAAGACATATTATGTATACGCTAAATACCTAACTCAGAAAATAAAAGATAATTCAGAGAGTACTGTGCAAGAATTTACAGTAGCTAATATGTGGCTTACACCAAGTAAAACACTAACAGGAGCTAGTTGTGTTGTATATACAAAGCCTGACCTAGGTAGTAAAGTGGAATGTACTATACCTTATGGTAATGTACTTAGAATAATACAAAGAACGTATACATACACATATACAGATTCTAATAACAGTAAACAAACAGTAAAATTTTATAGAATTTATAAACCTTGGAAAGATAAAAATGGTAAAAATCATTATGGATATATAAATGTAGATAACCTTAAAGGAGCAGCAGGTATGGATACGAGTGTAGATTACACAAATGACCCTGCATACGCAGACCATAAGACAGGAATAGCTGAGGTATATGGCTTCGATATAAATGGTACTCAAATATTTAGATTATATTTAGGTGACATTAACCCATATTTTGAATATAACCAAGCTGAGGTAAGTGTAAGTAAAAAATCCATATTAATTACAAGTAATGATAATCCAAAGGAAAAGACAGACAAAACAGTTGATGCAGACGGTAAAACTGTTACTAATCATTATATGAGTGGTCAGTATGGTAGTTGGAATGATGCCAATGCATATTTTACATTAACACGAAAAAAGACAGGACAATATTATGTGTATAGTGCTCAAGTACAAAAGAATGATGATGGGACATTTACACAATCTGTATCAGCTAATAACAAACGTAGTAGCGAATACTCTACCGAACCATTAAGTTACTTAGCAATATATATAGGAACAATGGCCGATAAATTAGAAAATGCTTGCGGAGTTGGTATTAGTGATATAAAAGTATATGAACTTAATCCTGAGAGCGAAGAAATTTCTAATATAAAATACTTTAAAGCAGGCGATAAAGTGGATTTAGATTTTGAAAATGGTGATTGTTATGTTAATAATGAATTAAGAAATGATTTAGTAGATATTGGTAGTTCATACTTTAGGGTCAATGAAGGTGAAACAACATTACAGGTAGTCAGTGATGATACATCTGCAAGTCTAGGTGTATTAATAAGAGAAAAATGGTTAGGAGTAGTAGATGAAGATAGAAGTACTCCAGCTGAGAATTTAAATTTAACTAGTGAATAGGAGGTATTTAAATGATTAAAAACTTATATATATTTGACAATACGAAAAAACTATTAAAACTAATAAATACCACAAATACCAATAACATAAAAGTGTATGATGACACTTATACTAGTGAACTTATAACGGGGGCAGAGACTTATACTGCCTCCTTTAAAGTAAGTTATCAAGACCAACCTATATTTTTAGAAGGTAACTATATTGGATTTTATTGGCAAGATAATTTTAAACTAATGCAGATTAAGAAAACCACTAGTATTGAACACATAGACGATGTGACTATTACAGTTTATGCAGAGTTTATTGGTATTGAATTGTATAATAGTTATGTGGATAAATTTGTGGCAGACGGAAATGCGACAAAATTATTGGAAACTATACTAATGGATACTAACTATAAAGTTGGCTATGTAAGTCCTTCATTAGATGAGGAAGCCTTTAGAGTAGAGACTACAGAAGTTACTAGTGTATATTCAGTCATACAGAATGCGACTTCAATATTATACGAGTGTGAGTGGCAATTTAGAACAGTGCCAGTGGATATAAAACGTGGTAAGTTTAATTTCTTTGTAGATTGTTTTGCTAATGGGGAGCGTGGCACAAAGAGATATAAAAGATTTGAAAGTGATAGAAATAGCTATGGAATGAAACGTACTGGAGATATTACAAACTTTTGCAGTGGTATTATACCAGTAGGAAAAAATGGTATAACTATAAGTGATGTAAAATGGGAAAAGGAACAAGGTGACCCAACGGATAAACCACTAGGACAAAACTATATATTTGATGAAAAAGCCCATGAAATGCTTAATAATGGTGGAAAATATGTATTAATGAAATACAAAAGTGATGCCGATGATATATACACATTAATACACGAGGGGTATGCCAAACTAAAGGAATTAAACAAAACTAAATTCAGTTATGAAATTCCTATATATATGACTGAAAGGGACTATGAAGAAATTGATGTTGGTGATACTAACTACGTAGTTAGTAACAAGTTTAACCCACCAATACAATTGGAAGCACGTATTACAGAGTTTAATATTAGTTTTACAGACAGAAGCAAAAACAGTGTAACTTTAGGAAATTACAAACAAATACGTAGCAAACTAAAATCCCTAAATAAAGATGACATAGTAAATGACGTGGTGGACATTATTAAAAAACACGGTAAACTAACAGCTAGTGATTTACTTGCTATTAGAAATTACCTTAACCAACTAGGTGTAGATAAAAAATTAATAGACAAACTTATTAAACAATATACAGATAAAGTAGTACCTGACCCAGTAAAACCTGGAGATGATACAAGTAAAATAAGTGAGGACACAGAAGATTATAGAGCTATAAACATAAAGAAAATAGATAATGGATTATGGATAGGGGATAGTAGAATACGTGACTGTATTACATATAAATGCGGTGAAATAAAAGGTAAAACACCTACTACTCAACCTCAACCTCCTAAAAAAGAGGATAATAGTGCAACTGCAAAACAATACAAGGCAGCAGTAGACTATTATGCTAAATTTGGACTAGGTAAATGGAGTGATAAATATAGTGATGTTAGAAATATGAGAAGTAAATCTAATACATGGAAAATATACGCTCCAGTTGAGTATTACAGCAAAAAATTTGGACTTGACCCACAATTGGTTTATGCTATGATATATGCAGAATCCAGTGCCAACCCATATGATGCTACTAAGTATAGCGGCGGCGGATATGGTCTTATGCAATGTGAAAGAGATGCTTATTTTAATAAAAAACAAAAGATTGAATATTTAGATGGTAAAGTTGAATACTTCACCCCAAGTTACTCTAATATGAAACCTAAATCTTGTGGAACTAAAGTTATAAATGGAGAAAAAGTGGATAAAGCTATATGTAACCAAATAATGTTTGGATGTAATGAACTTAGAAAATCATTAAAACGTTTTAAATGGAACATATTTGCAGCCTTGGTTGGTTATAACTTTGGTTTATATGGATGTGACTTATTAATATGTAGATATGTAGCAATGAAAAATGGTTTATCGTGGGTAAATAAATATGGTTATACAGTACAAAGTAGTAAAGTGCAGAAATTATACTTTGCAGAACTTGAAAAATTAACTGCCGCTTGGGCTGGTGGTAGGACATGGTATGTAGCAAATAAACACGCCGGAACTGCTAATAATATTGAATGTTACCTTAGATGGTACAAGGTAGTAGACGGTCAATTACCATATTGTATTGATGAAAAAGGTAAGAAAAGAGGTTATGGAGCAATAAAACCGGGCACATCAAATAAGAGTGCCGAAGCTACTGCTGTATCAACCACATCTGCTATGACTAGAGCAACCAGTGTTTCAAGTGCTCCTACATGGAGTATAAGTGATAACACTACTACTAAAAAGGGTGTAGCAGAAAATGTAAGAAAGAGAATAGTTAATAAGGCTAAAGAAATTTGTGAATTACATCAAAAGTATAAAAAAGCTACTTACTATGCGGGGTCTTGTATATATGATGACAGTAAAAGATATAGAGTTAGTGGAACTATAAATGGTATTAAAAATCCATACTGTTATGTGTGTTCTTCTCTTAGTTCATGTGCTTACTTATATGCAGGACTTAGAAGTGTAACTGCTAAATATGGTGGTGCTAACTGTTCATATGGGACTTTAGTTAAAAGTGCTTGTAAATATAGTGGCTATACATTAAAGAAACTAACAAGTACAACAATTAATGAATTACTACCTGGGGATTTAATAATGTTAAGTAATGCCACAGTTCCATCAAGTGTAACCGTTAGTTGGGCATCAAAGTCTGGAGGTTCCTCTAAATATGCTAGTGGTGGCACACATCACGTAGTAGTATATTGTGGAAAAGTAAATGGTAAACGTATGATAGCTCATGCTAGTGCACCTTATAAATGGCCTAGAGCTATAAGATATGAAGACATGAGTATAACATATAGTTCAAGAGGTAGTATGACACATTGGTATACACATGGTATAATACTTAGACCTTGGGATTTAGCAAGAGCGGATAAAGAAGCAAAAGTAAAAGACCAATCAGCTACTAAGCCAACACCCCCAAAAGACATAGTAGATGATGATGACGGGCTAACTTATGAAGTTACATTTAAAGGGCTTAACAGTGCAGCTCCTAAAGACTTTGTAGAAGGTGGAAAACTTATTACTAATATTACAGTAAATGGAGTTACTGACAAAACTCCATATCCTAAAACTGTCAGTCATATAATGTTGGCATTTGGAGTTCCTGCACTAGGGGATAATGTGGATAACGTTGTGGAAGATTATATATCTCTCATAAAAGCACTATTAACTAAATACCCAAAGAAACCTATATTTGTATGTGAGGAAGCTCGTTTAAGAAGTTCTCAATCAGGCAACTACAAACAAATGAATGAAGCAATAGACTCACTTAATAATATGATGTTGGATTACTGCAATAAAACAAAATACGTAATATTCTTAAGAAAACCAAAGGATATGTGTGATGCCACTGATAAATATTACTGGTTAAGTAGTCTTACTACAGATGGATATAGAATGAAAGACGAGGCCAGTACACAAACTTATTATACGGAATATAAAAAGAAAATATTATACTTTGGTGATGGAGCAGAATGGGAAAGTGACAGTGCTACTAGTAATAAAATGTTGGATAGTCAAAGAGTGTACACTTATAATAAACCACTAACAAAACTACAATTTAGGGTGCCAGCAACTTCATCAACAAATTATAATGATAGTTACTATGCACGTATTGTTTTCACTGCTGCAAAAGGTTTTAAATTAATACAACCTGACAGCGTGTATTTAGAAGGGGTAGACTGTAAGAATGGGGTATTATTACCAAAAGAAAATACTACTTATATTGTATCAGTTTATTATAACCCAGATACTACAATTAGTGATAAGGCATATTTGGGAAGTGTTGGAGCTAAGAAAAAAGGTAGTAATTATGCACAGCCTCTTTTTAAATATTCCTCAGACCTAGTTAAAATAGCTGATAGTTATTATAAAAATAATAGTAAGTTCAGTTATAATTCTACTACACCTTGTGACTTTGAAAACCCAGCTGAAAATATTTCCAAATGGAAGGTGAATAATAAGTACCAAATTGATGACAGTTGTTTCCTTAACTACGTATTAACTGGATGGACTTACGAAAAGTCACCATATGGCAATGAGAAAAAAACTAATAATAATAGAAATAGTGATGTTAGCTGGGCAATTCCAAGCACTAGAAATGAGGCTAATATAGGAAAATATTTTGTACAAAAAAACTGGGTGGTAGACGTAGCGGACTTAACAACCTTTAAAAATTTAGCAATTGGTGATATTATATTTATGGACGCTGACAGTAAAAATAATGGTGAATTTATGGCTATATCCCATACTGCCATAGTAATAGAAAAAGACAGTGCTGGTGATTATGTGGCACTTGAGTGCACAAATGGTTTAGCCAGTGGTGTATTTAGAAAAGTCAAAGTAAAAGAACTTACAAGTAAGAATATATTATTTGTAGGTAGATTTATGATAGGATAGGAGGGATTAATATGGTTGGTGACGGACAAGAGCACGTGGAGAGACCCATATATGATGATGACGGTGAAATGATTGTGTGGCCAACACTTGACGAGGACATGGAGGAATTTGCAGAGGAACCAGAGGTAGCTACTGTAGCTGCTTCTGGTGATACTACAGAAGATGATACATATTATGAAGTGCCAGACACAGTGGAGGACGACCAGGACAGGATTGAAGTGCAAATAGAAGGTATAGAGGACGAACAATGTGAGGACGCCAAAATAGGAGATATTCAACAGGCTGGTGAAGATTATAACGAGGCTATGGATATAATTGTTGGTATATTAATGCAGGCATTAAGTACAGAGGAAATGACGGAAACAATGAGTGCAGAACTACAAGACGCAACTAATAACTTGGAAACTGCTAAACAAACAATAACTGACCTATGTGGTGACCCGGAAACAAAAGTATTACAAACTGACCCTGATACTAAAATACCACAAAATTTACAAGAACTATTGGAAACACTAACAAAAGATGGAAAGGCTCCATGGCTATATATAGATGATGAAGGTAATTTATTATTAGATGGAGAGAGTGTACCAAAATTAAAAGTAGTAGAATTGGAAGCACAGAAGATAAAAGCAGATTATGGTGAGTTCAAAGACCTTACTACTAAAAATTTTACGGCAGTTAATGCTAAAATTGATAATTTAAATGTCGGAGATTTAAGTGCAGTTAATGCAACTATAAAAAACTTACAATCAGATTTAGCACATATAGGGGTATTAATTGGTAATAGTGCAACCATAAAAGATATACAAAACTTAATACTAACATCAAAAAATACAGTTATAGAAAATGCCTTAATAAAAGATGCTATGATTGATACTGTTAGTGCTAATAAAATTAATACCGGGACTATTAATACTAATAATGTAAGTATTCAAAGTGATGACGGTTCTATGTTGTTACAAGGTAATTTGCAACAATTTAAAGACAAAGATGGTAAGGTACGTATACAAATAGGAAAAGATGCCACTGGAGATTTTACATTTGTTCTATATGGAACAGATGGAAAAGGACAACTTATTAACCAAAATGGTATTCAATCAAGTGATGCTATAAAAGACGGGTTAATAGTAGACGCTAAAGTGGCCGACAATGCTAATATTAGTGCAGGTAAACTTGATATAGCCAGTTTATTTAGTACTATGAATGATAGTGGCTACACATTAAAATCTAGTAAAATAAAATTTGATGATAAAAATCAAACTTTAGACGTAGTATTCAATGAGATGAATACAACAGTAAATGATACTGCAAGTAAAGTTAAAACAAATACAACTAGTATTACTACACAACAAGGAAAAATTGAACAATTAATAGCTGATACTACTATTGAAGATGATGGTACTACAACTACATTAAAAAACGCCTTCAACAGTGTGAAAGATACAGTAGATAAACATGAACAAACTATTAGTTCAATGGGTTCAACTCTTAATAGTGTTTCTATTGAATATTATGTATCAACTAGTGCAGTGGGACTACAAGGTGGTAGCTGGTCAACAACAACACCAAAATGGGAAGAAGGAAAATATATTTGGCAACGTATTAATTATGGTAAAGTAAATGGAACAATATCATATAGTACTCCAGTATGTATCCAAGGTGCCAAAGGTGAAGACGGTACTGGTGTAAATATATTAGATAAATACCCTTCATTAGAAGCATTAAAACAAGCCCACCCAACAGGAAATCCTGGTGATTGTTATACTGTTAATGGTACTCTTTATACGTGGTCAACAAGCAAAAATGACTGGATAGATTGTGGTAACATTAAAGGGGAAAAAGGTGACCAGGGTATTCAAGGGGTACAAGGTGAGAAAGGTGAACAGGGTATACCAGGAACACCAGGTAAAGACGGTACACCGGGTAAAGACGGTAAAGATGGTAAAACAACATATTTCCATATAAAATACAGTGTCAATGCAAACGGTAATCCAATGACTGAAACACCAAGTACTTATATAGGTACATATGTTGATTATAACCCAAATGATAGTACAGATTATAAGGCTTATACATGGAGTAGGTTTGAAGGTATGCAGGGTGAACAAGGTATACCTGGAACTAATGGTACAAACGGGAAAACTTATTACCTACACATTAAATATAGTGATGACGGAGGTAAAACTTTTACAGCAAATAAAGGTGAAACTCCTGGAGCATATATAGGAGTTTACACTGATACAAATGATAAAGATAGTGAATCCGTTACTGCATACACATGGAGTAAAATAAAAGGTGAACAAGGTGAAAAAGGTGATAAAGGTGACCGAGGTTTGCAAGGTATCCCAGGAACACCAGGAACTGACGGTGTAACTTATTATACTTGGATTAAATATGCAGACGATATTAATGGCACTGGTATTAGTAATGACCCTACAGGTAAAACTTATATAGGGTTTGCTTATAACAAAACAACACAAACTGAAAGTAATGTACCTACTGATTATACGTGGAGTCTAATTAAAGGTGATAAAGGTGATACTGGTGTAAAAGGTGAGAATGGTAAAGACGGTAAAACTTATTACACTTGGATAAAATATAGTGATAATGCAGACGGAACAGGATTATATGATGCACCAAAAGACACTACAATGTATATAGGTATAGCTATTAATAAAACAACTCCTACTGAAAGTAGTAATAAAGCAGACTATACATGGAGTAAGTTTAAAGGTGATAAGGGTGATAAGGGTGATAAAGGACAACAAGGGGAACAAGGTAAACCGGGTACCCCGGGCGAAAAAGGTGACACTGGAGATAAAGGACAATCCTTAGTAAATAGTACACCTCAATGGTATAAATCAACTAGTAGCACAACACAAACTGGTGGTGAATGGACAACAACAATGCCCGCTGCGGAAAAAGGTTATTGGTACTGGCTACGTTTTAAATTAGACTTTGAAAATCCAACTGAAACTAAATACACCACTCCTACTTTAGAACAAGTATATACTAAAACATCACAACTTGAACAGTCTTTAGATGGATTTAAAACAACAGTAAGTAATACATATGCAACTAATGATGCGTTAGGAACTGTAAAAAATGATGTATCTAAAGTAGAACAAACTGCAAATAAAATTGGATGGTTTATAAGTGGTGATAGTTCAAGTTCAATGACATTGACAGAAGATGCATTAACTGTATTAGTAAAACAATTAAAAGTTAGTGGTGATATGATAGTTGACGGTGCCATAGATGGTAAAACAATTACAGGGGCAACTATAATAGGTAGTACTTTTAGAAATCAAACTAATACTTTTAGTGTAGATAGTGAAGGAAATATTGTTGGTGCACAAATACAAGGTAGTGAAGTTATAGGTGATAGTTTCTCTGTAGAGGGTGAGCTTACTGCCGACACTATTACTGCCAACAAAATAAATAGTGCTCAGTACCCAAGCACATTGGATGATGATATACAAATATCTATTGCTAGTAATGGTAATGATGAAAATGACTTATATGATGCAGTAACATTCCAAACAGTAGCTAGGGCACTAGATGCCTTACCTAAGTTTTTAAATGGGAAAACTGTAAATATATGGATACAAGAAGACATTTATGAAAATATAGATTTTCAATTTTTCACTAGTGGTGTAATAAATGTGTATTTGGACGGTAATACCGTATATGGTTATATAAGAAATTATATGAGTTCTACTAAAGTCCGTGTATATGGAGGCTATATGAAGTTTGAAACTGCTAGGACTGGTGTAATACATCCAAGCGTAGGGTGTGCAGTTGCCAGTAGAACTGGTAGCTTGATTGGACAAGAAAGTTCACCAATTAATGGTTATAGCTTAAAAATATATGGTAGTGACAATAAAGCTACTGACGGAAATTCTGCCACTGTTGGTATCATAGGTGACTCATATTCTACTGGATACTATAGAGATGTACAGTTTGTCAATTGTGATATAGCCTTTAGAGGAAGTGGAGGAGGAAGAATACATGATGCAAGTTCAAGTGGTGTATGTAAACAATATGCGTATCAAGCTACAAGTGGTGCAGTAATAACAATAGCAAATGCAGCACACTGCGGAGGTACTACTGCAAATATTGCTGAAACACTTCCAGCACAAATAATAGCACATAGTAAGGCTACATATGCAGGAGGTAACCAAACTACAGACGATACTCCAGCACCTTCTACAACAACTAAAAAGGTTGTAACAATAAAATCTATTAGTGGTGATACTTATAGAAGTTCAGTTTATAATAACTGGAAAAAAGATAACACAGCACGTCAAGGTGACTATGGTTATGGAGATTGCAATGGTTGTTGGTTCTTCGGTACACAATTCAACCAATTTAAGGGAAAAAGTATTAGTAAAATTGAACTTACTATTAAGAGAATTTCCGGTGGTTCTTATTCAGGTGTGCCAATAGTAGTAAAAACTCATAACTATGCAAGTAGACCAAGTGGAAAACCTTCATATGGTTCTAGTTGTGGTAGTGTTAGTATTGCAGTTGGTGATAGTGGTAAATTAACTATAACTAATAGTACTATATTAAATGCAATATCAAGTGGAACTGTAAAAGGCTTTGGTATTCAATCTACTTATAACTCTGCAAACTATGCAGTATGTAGTGGTAGTGTAACAATGAAAGTTACTTATACAGAATAAAATTTAAAGGGCTAGTTTATTCTAGTCCTTTTTTAACTAATATATTTATATGAAATACGTATATAGGAGGTAATACAATGGATGCAATAAACTTACTTAATGCAATTTACAAAAGAGAATTAGCAGACGCTAATGAAAAGAGGGTGATGATAGAAGCACAATGTGAAATTTATAAACAACAGGTGGAACAGCTTAAAAAGGAATTAGCTGAATTAAAGGAGCCACCTAAAAAGTAGGTGAATGTATGAGTGATGAAAAAGTGCAGGAACTTTTACTAAAATTAATTGAGGATGTGGCAACAATTAATGCAAAATTAGACAGTCTTAACGAGCAAAAACTATCAAGTAGACTAGACTTAATAGAGGCACAAACTAGAGAACAGGAACGAGTAATAAAAGGTTTAGAAAACAGAAATAGTAAACTAGAAGAATATGTACGTAATACTTTAGTTGAAAAAGACAAAACAAATAAAGGCTTATGGACTTCCATAGGACTTGCAATGTTCAGTGTTGTGCTAACAGTATTAACTACTATTTTATTTTAGGAGGTGTTAATATGAAACAATTTTTATTTAATCATCCAAAACTTAGAAATCCATATTTTTACTTATCAGTAGTCGCATTGATTTTTAGTGCTAGTGGAGTGGATTTTAATCAACTAACAAGCTGGGAATTATTAGGTCAAGCATTGTTAAATATTGTAGACAACCCAGTATCCGTAGTTGCTGTTATTACTGCATTCCTAGGTATATGGAATGATAACTCAACAAAAGGCTTAGACGGAATAAGCCACAAATAATTATTAAATAACTACTCTATTGTATTAGAGTGAAGGAGAGGTGTAATAAAATGAGTAATATTAATAGGGATTATTTAATAGTATTAAACCCCAAAACATCAAAGGTTACAGTGCCAGAATTAAATTATTATATTTATGATAAATATACTGCAAATTTATTTGTAAATTTAGTAACTGTTGAAAATGGAAAAGTTGTAAATATACCCGATGCAGACCAGTATAAACTGGTTCTTCATGTGGTAAAACCTACTAATGAAATACAAACAGTGGAGAACATACAAGTATTTAATAAGGAAAAGGCTCTTTTCCAAATAGAGTTAGACCAAGAACTTACTAAAAATATAGGACGTTATAAATGTGAGTTATTAACTATTGATAAAACTGACCATATTGTACAGTCAGCAAAATTTAGTTATAGGGTTAAAAAATCTATTTATAATGATTTAGACGTGGTTACTGAAACACCACAATATCCAATAATTATAACATTATTGGACAAATTACAAGACATTGATAAATACGAGGAAGAACGTAGAGCAAACGAGGTAGCCAGGGTAGCTGCTGAAAAAGCACGTGTTAAAGATTATACAGACCTAAGAAAAACAGTAACAACTGACATAGATACTATGCAGGAAAAAATAGACAGTTTTGACGGTAAAGTACAAGAGGTAGACAATGCAGTAACACAAATGAGAAATAATATTACAGACTACCAAACTAAGAAAAATAAAGAATTAGATGATTATAAAGGACAAAAGGATACACAAATAAATACTGCTATTAAGGGTATGGAAACTACCATAGACACTTATAAAACTGAAAAAGACACTGAAATTAACGACAAAATAACACAACAGGATAATAAAATTAATAGTGCCATAAACTTACAAAATAAAAATATCCAAGCAAGTACTAAGGCATTAAATGATAAACTTGATGCAGCAGTACAAGACCAAAATGATACAATAGCAGCTAATAACCAAGCACAAAACAAAGTTATTAGTGATGCAGTAGCAGCTCAAAATAAAACTATTAATACTGTAGTGGAAAGTGATAAAGTACAAAATGATAGACTTGATACTTTAGAAACTAATGACACTAATAACAAAGCCGAGATTAAAAAATTACAAGATAAAGACGTTGAACACGAGGAGAGAATGACTGCAATAGAAGCAGTTAATGTTGAGCAAAATAATAGACTGGATGCCATAGAGATTAAAAATGACCAACAAGATAGTAGACTTAATGATGTTGAAGCTAAAAATAAAAAACAAGACTTGGACTTAAAATGTTTATTTGCTGAGTCCCATAGTGAACGTATTACACTTGAGGATGAAGTAGGTAATAGTGTTTTCTTACAAAACAGTAAACAAGGGTTTGCTACAGTAGACGAATTAAAAGGTAACACTTTAGTCAACTGCAATAAAGATACTGACAAAGAATTAATACTTAATGGTAATATAGATACTAGTGGCTATGGCACTGTTACTACTACAGAAGGAGTAGACGGTGGTAAAGTAGATGTAGCACTAGAAGGAAATACTATGGTTAATGTATGTGACCAAGAAGACCCAATAGCTATTACTAAAAGCTATGAAGTAACTACTGGAAATCATGTGGCATTACAAGGTGAATATGATGGTAAATGTAGACCTGTATTAAATGGTAATACTTTAGTAAGTTACCAAAAATCAAGTATAGATAAAGGTAAGCAATTTACTGTAAATGGACAATATCAATATAAATCTATAAGTACCTTAAATACAACTGTTAAAGATAAACTTTATTTTAGAATAAAGTTTACAGTAGATGAATTAAACACAACTTCACAAGAAGTTAACATTTTTACACACTACCCGGGAGGGTATATGACACCTGTTAAATTGTTTAAGGACTGTACAGTAGGAAAAATAGAAGAAGTAAGTACTATAAGAGAACATGAACAAGCCCGTGCAGACCAAAAATATATGATGTTATCAATTGGTATGTATGCACCAATGCCCGAAGATGTACCGGAAGGTAGCCCAGTGTGTAAATATACTATACATGATTATGTTATTTATAATTTAACACAATTATTTGGAGCCGGTAAGGAACCTGAACAGGAGTGGTGCGATAATAATTTACCTTACCTTCAAGGACTAAAAAGTAGTTTTGAAGATAGTTATATACCTAAAACTCTAGTAGAAAATAATACTCAATGGACTTGGTCTCCTAGTAATAAGTTTAAACAAATACTATCTGCTTCAGATACTCCTATAACTTCAAGTAAAATAACATTAGTTATAAATTGTTCTTCGGTAAGTGGTTATCCTTTAGCAGTAATAAGAAAAGTTGATGGTACAGATGTGACAAATTTAATTGATACTAAGGTAGGTTTAAATATAGTAACTTTAGAAAACACAGGTACTATTACTGAATTAAAACTTTTTAGAGATAATAATGCTCAAGGCTATATAATAGACAACGCTTTTATAGTAGAAGGAGATTATACTAACTACGATTTTACAAATTATGATTCAAGTAAAGGTGGCAAATATAAAGTAGACTATAAAGTTACTGGTAAGAATAAGTTTGATAAAAGTAAGACTTTAGATGGATATGAAATAAACAATATAGGAGCTGGAACTATTGCTGCAAACACTAAATGGTTTGTTACAGATTTTATTCCAGTAATTCCTAATACTACCTATGCAATTAGTGGTAAAGCTAATGGAAATGTAGTCCCATGTTATGATGAAAATAAACAATTTATAAATGGTCTTTCCTCTGGTGGTATTTCACAAATCACAATTCCAAACAATGTTAAATATGTAAAACTAAATGGATTATTAACTCAAAAGGATACATTCCAAATAGAAGAAGGTACTACTGCAACAACTTATGAGCCATATAAAGAATACACTAAAACATTCTATTTAAATTCTCCATTATTAAAAGGAGATACTATAGAAGATGTAAATGGTAAAGTAACTCATGTGCATAGATATGGAAAAGTTGTATTAGATGGTAGTGATGATGAAGGTTGGATAGCTAATGCAGATGAAGGTGATAACATTAATGGACATAGTATTTACACAGGCGTTAATATATACAGTAGTAGTGGTGAATGTATGTGTGATAAATTACCTGTATATAATTCTTCCAAGGAAGTAGAAAATTTAACTGATTTTGTAATATTATATAATAATGGAGTAGTAGTAGTTAATGTAAAAGGAGCTTCAACTATTGGAGAAGTTAAATCTTGGTTACAAGCAAATCCTATAACATTAATTTCTAAATTAAAAACACCAACATATGAAACTATAAGTAATGATTCAATATTATGTGATAGTTATGTAAATGGACATTTAGATGTAGATAGTGTAATACCTATTGATAAAGTAGTATTCCAAAGTTATGGCACAAATTTAAAATATTTATCTCCAAATACAGAATATATAATCCAATTTGAAAGTGATAGTAATGGAAAATTAGATGCACTTGCTTTGAATAGTTCTGATGTTATAGGAAATTTAAATATAGTAAAAGGAATTAATAAATTTAATATAACTACTAGTGATAAAATAACTATTAATTATTTATGGACAAGTGGCATAGGTTTTAATATGTCTAAAGTAGTAGTAACACCTAAAGTAGATGGAGACTTTGGATATTTTAAAGGGATGAAAAGTGTTGGTGAATGTGAAGGTAATACTGTTGAAATTGTGGCACAAAACAAGAACTTGTTTACAAGTGAAGTTATAGACGCTTTGTGTACTTTAGAAAATTGGGTGGGTAATGATGCTTATAAAAGTAATTATGTAGCATATAAATTAATGAATTTTAAAGATGGTGTAACATATACAAATACAATCCCAGAAATTAAAGTTCCACCACAATTTTATCCTATATTATTTTTAGAAGATGTAAACAATGGTAATTTTATAGCAAGTGGATGGTATCAAAATGATACAGACAATGAGAAAAATGTATCAGGGAACACATATACTTTTACACCTAAAAACGAAGGACATTTTAGAGCCTATGTATATGTTTGGAACGAAGAGAGTATGCAGAAACTGAGAAAAGTTTTAGAACAAAATATCCAAACAGAAATTGGGAACAAAAATACAGACTTTGTAGTACCAAAACATAATAAGCAAACTATAACACATGAACCACTTAGAGGACTTCCAAATGGCATAAAAGATAAATATGTAATAATAGATGATAAATGGTATATAGAGAGAAATTGTATGGCAGTACAATTTAAGGATTTAAAATATAGTAGAACAGACGTATATCAAAAAGCTGAATTCCCGGATGTTATTGGGTTTAGATTATCTAATACAGGAATACAACCTCCTATACTATGTGATAGATTTGCTTATAATAATGATAGAATAATTAACTTTGGTGAATTACTAACAAACAAAGAAAATATAAATATAACTAGTAATGGTAAAGAGGACGAATTTTTTATTACTATACAAAAGGCAAAATTAAAGACTTTAGATTCTAAAGGATTAATAAAATATTTTACTGATAATCCAATGGAGATTATTACTAAAGCAACTACACCAACATATGAACCAATAGAATATAATTCTTTTGAAGTATACTCAGCTACAACTCATATATCTAATAACTCTAATATACCTTGTAATATGGTAATTAGAAATAGTGGTTTTAACTGTATATTAAAACCTAATACTACTTATACAGTATCTTCTAATAATGGTTTAAGCAGTGTAACAACTAAAGCTAGTATAGGTGATAGTGTATTAAGATTTTATGATAAAGATACTACTAGTATTACTAAAATGAATAAAGTACTTGTATTAGAAGGTGATTATATTACTGGAAATCCACCTATTCCTGCATTCTTTAAAGGCATGGAAAGTACATTTGAGCAAGAATTAGTTACAGATGAACAAGATAAAAATTATGGTAAATATAAAGTAAATGTTAAAGCTACTAACCCAGATAATAAACAAGAGAATAATATAACATTCTACCTTAAAGAACCATTAAGAGGAGTAGGAGATGTAAAAGATAAAGTATATGTAAAAGAAGATAAAGTAGTAGTGGAAAGGAATTGTGTTAGTTATGTATTAGACCCTAACAAAATCCCAAGTCCATCTTCAGGCGACACTAAATTATATATGTATAATATTGCAGCAAATAATTCTATAATAAATACTAGATATGGTAAAGTTGTTTGCAATAGTTTTGCATGTGATGTTAATAATGCACATGATAGAAGCCGAGCTAATACTATATCAACAGTTGTAGATGGCACTGTACCTGATGGGGTAATAAGAATTATAACAGATAAAAATAAGGAAACATTAAAACAATATTTACAACAAAACCCTACAACAGTAGTATACCAACTAGCAACACCAACATATGAAGAAGTAGAATATTTTGACTTAAAATTATTTGTTGAAATATTTAAAGATACTACTATTATATACAATAGTAATATACCAGTAACAAGTACAATAAACTACACATTCTCAGTACCAATAGTGGAACAAGTGAATACACTAAGTAAAGATGTTACTGCAGTACAAGAAAGTGCTAATACTGTTATGACATTGGTTAGTATTATGGAAGATGAGGTGAATAAGTAATGAATGAGGAAATCTTTAGAGCCATAGTAAGAATGGCTGTACAGCAAGCTAGAGCTATAACAGATGACGCTAAGGCCTTAGAAGTGAAGGCACTATATAAGCAATGGGACAAACAAATAGGTAAGAAGCTAGAAGTTGGGGAATATGTTAACTACAACGGAGTACTATATAAAGTTCTACAAGCTCACACAGTACAAGAGACTTGGACACCTACTGATGCCCCTTCACTATTTGCTAAAGTATTAATAGACCCATCAGGTGAAACAATACTAGATTGGGAACAACCAGGTAGTACTAACCCTTATATGAAAGGTGACAAAGTCAAGTTTAATGGCAAGATATATGTATCAACAATAGATAATAATATCTGGTCACCAACAGCTTACCCAGCTGGTTGGAAAGAGATATAACGAGGTGATATTATGAAAACTAAAAACGGTTTTACATTATTAGAAAATCAAAAAGATGTAAAAGATTGGCTTAATAAACAAAAGGTAACTAGAACAATAACAAAATTACAAGTACATCATATGGACTTACCTAACTACAGTACTTGGGAAAAGACAGATAAAAAAGTATTTGCAGAACCACATTTTGGCAGAACTCAATCATTAGATAGTTATGGAAAATCTACATGGCATGATAGTGACGGACATGGTCATTACATTGCTCAACACTTCAATGTATTTCCAGATGGCAAAATAACAACAGGACGTAATTTGAATAGTACTCCAATAGGAATTAGAAAATGGAACACAAATGCTATATGTATAGAAATATATGGTTGTTTTGATAAAGGCCACGATAAAATGACATCTGCACAAAAGAAAGCAGTAATATATCTTTATGGAGAGTTATGTAAAAGATTTAATATTCCGGTCAACACTACTCATATAAGACCGCATTGTTGGTTTACTGCTGGAGGAACTTATTTAGGAAAATATGATAGTAGTAGAAGTGCTAAAACTTGTCCAGGTACTGCATTCTGGGGATATGGATGTTCTTCAGATGGATTTGCACACTTCATCAAAGATGTAAAAAATTATGTAGAAGGTAAAAAGGAAGAACATAAAGAGGAAAAACCTAAAGAATTTAAACAATATATAGCACGTTGTACCACTGACGGACTTAATTGTAGAAAAGGTGCTGGCGTAAAATATCCTGTAGTTGATGTAATTAATAAAGGCGTGGCAATAACAATAATAGAAGAAAAAGAAGTTGATGGTGGTACCTGGTGCAAAGGCAAAGCCGGTTACTGGGTAAATAAAAAGTACTTAGAGTTTGTTAGATACGTATAAATATATAAGAATTCCTACATAATATATGTAGGAATTTTTTTATTTAAAATACTTGATTAATTATATAAGTAGCAGTATAATATATATAAATAAAAAGATAAGGAGATGTTATTAATGAGAGAATTAAAATTTGGTATTGAAATTGAATTCTTTGGTGCAAACTATGTAACAGTTATAGAAAAACTAAGAGCTGCTGGAATAGCAGTAGCAGACTTTAGTGGGTATACACATAAAGTTATACCACAATGGAAAGTTACAACTGACTCAAGTGTTACAGGTCGTAATACAGGATTATATAGAGGTTTAGAACTTGTAAGCCCTATATTATATGGTGATGAAGGATTAGACGAACTAGCTAAAGTATATGAAGTATTAAATAGTTGTGGTGCACAGGTAGATAAAACTTGTGGAACTCATGTACATTTTGATATAAGTGATTTTACAGTACAAGATTGTAAGAACTTTTTAAACTTATATTATAATTACCAAGGTGTTATAAATTACTTAGTGCCACCTAGTAGACGTAAAAATGAATATTGTAAAACACTTAGAAAAACTCAATTAGAAACAATTAATACACAACATATTTTAAGTATAAGAGATATAGCCGATGTATTATGGACTAGATACAGTACAGTGAACCTACAAAGTTATGTTAAGTATGGGACAATAGAAATTAGACAACACGGTGGCACAACTGATTTTGAAAAAATGGAAGCATGGATAATATTAATGTACCAATTATTAGATAGTGCTAAACAACAAGAAAAAGTACATTTATGTAATAGAAAATACACAGTTACATTTAAGAATTTAAACCGTTTATTAAAACAAACAAACTTAGATAATACTTGTATAGGTGATTACTTAACAACAAGATTTAATGGATTTAAGGAGGTGATATAGTATGCTAACACTAGAACAATATAAAGAAATACGCAAGGTAAGGGACGGAAGTCCTTTTACCTGCAACATAAATATAAACACATATATTGACGGTGTAAGATTTAGACTAGCACAATGGTATGGCATACCAGAAGAAGAAATAACTGATGATTTTATTTATAATTTTTTAAAAAATTTGGATAAAACACTTGATTAATTATATATGTACTGTTATAATAATGTTAATAAAAGATAAATAAAAAAGAAAAAAGGGGTTGTTATTAATGAGAAAAAGTATAGAAGCTATAAAAGGAGATAAATTACAAAACATAAGAAATAATGAAATATATTTGGTAGCAGATGTTTGTGGTAACACATTTATATTAAATAATGAAGATGGTATAAGTAAAATGTACACATTAAGTACTATAAAAAGATGGTTTAAAATGTATGAAGAATATGTAGCACCAGTGGTAGTAGAAGAAAAAATAGACGAATATACAACTAGACATGGTCGTCCTGCATTACCACCACAAACTGGTATAGAAGTTAATAGAGACGACGTAAACACTGTTATATCTAATAATGGTTGCATACCTAACCAAAAGAAAGAATACCTAGGAGTATATAAAGAAGGTCAACGTGGAGCAGTATGTATGGTTAGATTTAATAAAAAAGGTAATATGCACATAGACATGAAACCTAGTGTATATGATAAATTAGACGCAAACTATAGATACACATTAGAAACTAGATATGACACTGGTATATATGATAAAAGTAGAGGTTACTTTAGAATAAGTGGTGTAAATGATTTAGAAGTATTACAAAATGTAATAATAGCTGGAACAATGTAGGGGAGGAAACTCCCCTAACTTTATTGGAGGTGCATACTATATGAAGTTAAAAATTGACAAAGGAATAAAATTTAGGGGTAACTCCTTGTTTATAAAAATGAGTGGTGATGAGTTAGAATATTTGGATGTTATTAAATCTTTCAACTGTTATTACCACAAAGGTAAAAATATGTGGGAATTACCCAAAGTAGCATTTAAGACTATACTGGATAAGTGCAGTAATTGTGATATTAGCATAGTGGGTAAAATACCCAAAGATTTTGAAGAATATTTAAAGTTACTGGACAACTACGATAAACCACTACCAGAGTATGAAAGTAAAACCGTGCCATACAGTTACCAGATGGACAGTTTTTTATATTCAAAAGACCACACAAAATTTTTACTTGCGGACGAACAAGGGTTAGGAAAAACCAAACAAGCATTAGATATTGCAGTAAGTAAAAAGGGACAAATGAAGCATTGTCTTATAGTGTGTGGTGTAAACGAGTTAAAATGGAACTGGGTACACGAGGTAGCAGTACATACCAATGAACGTGCCCATATACTGGGATTTAAGGACGGTAAAATAGGTAGTGTGCATGATAGATTATTAGACCTGCAAAGTAAACATGATGAATTTTTCCTAGTTACTAATATTGAAACACTACGAGACACTAAAATACAGGAATACATAAAAATACTTTGTACATGTGGTGTAATAGGTATGACCATTATAGATGAAATACATAAGTGTAAGAACTCAACCAGTTTACAAGGCAAAGCCATTCATTGTTGCTGCACATACTATAAGTTAGCACTTACTGGAACGCCGATAATGAATGCTGCAATAGACTTGTATAATGTTTTAAAATGGTTAGAGGTTGAGAACCACAGTTTAACCCAATTTAAGAACCACTACTGTATTATGGGTGGCTTTGGTGGATACCAAATAGTGGGTTATAAACATTTAGACCAGCTACAAAGTAGACTAAGTAAATATATGTTAAGAAGGAAAAAAGAAGATGTATTAGACTTACCACCTAAAATTTACATTAATGAGTTACTGGAGATGGATACGGGGCAAACTAAAATTTATAAAGAAGTGGAACAAACTATACAGGATAATATAGATAAAATACTTTTATTACCGAATCCATTAACTGCACTAACACGTTTAAGACAAGCTACCGGAAACCCGGATATTTTAACCACACAGCAAGTAGGCAACATCAAATACAAGCGTATGGAGGAATTAGTGGAAGAAGTAGTGGATAATGGTGGTAAAGTTATTATTTTTAGTAACTGGGCAAAGGTCATTGAACCAGCATCCAAACTACTGGAAAAATATAACCCAGCTTGTATAACCTCTCAAGTGGATAACAAGGATAAACTAATAAGGGAGTTTAAAGAAAGCCCTAAATGTAAGGTTATATTAGGTACAATAGGGTGCTTAGGTACAGGGTTCACCCTTAACGAAGCTAACACAGTAATATTTTTAGACGAGCCTTGGACAAGTGCAGACAAACAACAAGCCGAGGACAGGTGCCACAGAATAGGTACAAAGGGTACAGTAAATATTATTACCTTATTATGTAAGGACACTATTGATGAAAAAGTGCACAAAATAGTTAATAGCAAACAAGCACTATCTAATCAAGTGGTAGATAACAAGAAATTATTTAAAGAGATTATGGAGGGATAGATATGAAAATAATAGATGGAAATATGTATTATAGCCTTACTGAAATTGGTGCCATAATTGGTAGAACAAAAGCTACCATTTTAAGATGGTATGAATACGAAGAAATGTTGCCCGAAGAACAACGTACATTACCAAACTACATAACACTAGGTGAACAACACGCAAAATACTTTGCAGCACATGATGTGGATACTTTCCAAGAATTTATGAAAAATACCAAACGTGGCACTATGAAAAATGTTAGTGATAAATATAATGGTAACTTAGTAAATAACCAATAAATTATATACTTTATATAGTGGTTTAACCCCATATTACCTACTTAAAATAGGTTTTATGGGGTTTCCCAAATAAATACTTGAGGAGGCTAAAAAATGAATGATTTAGGGGTTTTATTAAGTAAACTAGCTGAAATAAAAGAACTAAATAAAAAGAATAAGGACGTGGAAAATAACTTAATTAAAAGTACCAAAACTGTATTAGAGGAACAAGGTATTACTAAGGGGGAATATGACGGCGTAAAAGTTAGTTATACAACCAGTACTAAAAGTGAGTTGGATGATACTTTGCTAATACAAATATTATTAAATATGGCACAAGAAAAACCTGAAATAATGGACTGTCTAATTAAGACTTATGTCATAGATGAAGATAAATTAGAAGAATTAATATATAGTGGTATAATAAGTACCGACGATATTGCCCCGGCATTTAAGGAAAAACAATACAAAACTTTAAGAGTAAAGAGGGTGAAATAATGGCATTACCAGGATTCAATGTTAATAAGGTACCAACTATACAAACTAAATTAATAGAAGAAATTGTAGACTACTTAAATAAACAAGCCGGGACTAAATATAAATATACTGCAAAAAATACTGTAAAATATATTACTGCACGTCTAAAAGAAGGTTATACAATAGAGGACTTTAAATATGTTATAGACGTAAAGGTTGCTGAATGGGGTGGCACTAATATGGAAATGTATATTAGACCACAAACTTTATTTAGTAATAAAATGGAAAACTATGTTAACCAACCTATGCCACGTAAAAACCGTGCTAGTTACCAGGTTGAAAATGATTATAAACATAACACAACTAATAGAAGGATTTAATCCTTCTATTTTTTTTATTTAAGTTAGTAAACTGCACAAAATTTCTATACTATATAAAAAAACCTTTTTTAAAATAAAAATTTTTTAAATTCGTAGTTAGTAAAATCGACTTTTTTACTATACTATATATAAATAATAAAAATAAGTAAGCTAGTAAAACTAAATGTAAAATTAACTAACAAATCGCCCGTTGGAAGTTTATTATGTAGCAAAGCTACATAATTCTCTACAACTAAAAAGGAGGAGTTTATATGTTAAGTACTAATAATTATTTAGTAGTAACACCAAACAGTTATTTTTTATGCAACGATATTAGACATATAATAAATAGTATAAAACATAGCTGCTATAGACTTAATGCTACACAATTAAAAAGTTTTAACAGTTGTATTAGCACACACATTAAAAATAATAAGTTTAGAGAACCACTTAAAAAAAGTGGTACTAGAAATAAGTTTATTATTAAAGACAATATTTATGTAATAAAGTTAACTAAAGACGAAATAAAAATGTTTTTTTAGTTAGTAAACTGCATAGTTTTTCTATACTATATATGTAACTTATTATTAAATTATTTTATTATTTTAATTTTTATTATTTTCTTATATGACCCAATAGTGTATAATAAGAGAGTAGGTGATTAACTTCATATAACCAACTAATAAGAAATTATTAACAATCCCCATATACATTCCAGTGGCCTGGTAAACCACTGGAATTTTTTTTATTTTTTAAGTTAGTAAATTTTAACATTTAAATATACTATATTTAAAATAATGAAAGGTGGTAATACAAATGAAAGAATATAAACAAATGAAACAATATTTTATGAATGAAGAGGTTACTATAATACAAACTTATGAAGAAGGTATACCTGATGTACAAAATAGATGGATACCTATACAACACGTTTTTAGATGTCTAAATAGACTAAGAAGTGATGGACAAGTGCAAACCCCTGACCGTAATACATTAGATGAGTTTATTAATGAAGATTTACAAGAGCCGGCGGCTGGTAAAACTTTTACCATCCGCCAAAAGGATATAACTGGTAGAGATAATCCACAAGATATGGACTGTATTAGATTAGATGTATTAGCCTTAACAGTAACACAGTTTAAACCTTCTAAAAGAAAAGGTACTGCTGCATTAGTAATATAGAGAACTTATATGCAATGGTTAAATAGTTTATTAAACCAAGTTAACGCAGTTGAATTAATAGTAAGGGATGAAAAAATTGCAACACAAGAAAAATATATAAACTCCATAAGCAAACGTACTGTAAAGGGAAATACTTTAAATGATGTAGTATATGCAACTGGAACTAATAGAGCTATAATAGAAAACTTCTGTTATGAACAAGGTTGGTATGAAAGAAAAAATGGTTATGTAAAAATAATTAAATCGGAGTTTGTGGTAGCACTAAGAAAGAATGCCCTAGGATTCACTGACCTTGGTATGGATATATTATTAACACAATTTGAGGATAGAAATAGACGAACTTTTTAATTTTTTAGTAATTTAAGTTAGTAAAACACCACTTTTTTCTATACTATATATGTAAGGAACATGGGAAAACCCCCTTACATACTTAACCCCTTAATATATATTTTTTACCCCGGTACCAATTCCCCCAGGTATCGGGGTTTTTTTATGTTAGTAAAAGTGCCATTATTACTATACTATAAATAAAGGAGGTTTTAGTATGTATGATGTAAAAGAATTTAAATTCAATAGGGACAAGTGCTGGTTTAGAGCTAACTGCCCTATGTATAATACAAAAGAGTGTAACTGTAGTTGCAGTGTATATTTTCAATATTATTATTTAGTTAACCTAGCAAATATACCACCAAATAAGCAACAACCTGAACAACTAAAATTAAGTGCAGGTAAGGATATTAAAAAGTATGAATATCTTAATAATGTAAAAGAAAATATTAATGAATTTGTACAGGACGGGTGCAACCTATATTTATATAGTCCTTATTATGGCAACGGCAAAACTACATGGAGTATTAAACTAATGAGTAAATATTTTAGTAACATTTGGAATGGCAATGGGACACGCTGCAGAGGACTATTTATTAATGTAGACGAATTTTTAATGGCTAAAAGAAATGCCATAAAACACCCTAACTTAAGATTAGAAGAAATGGAAAAATTAATTCCAATAGTAGACCTTGTAATATGGGACGACATAGGGGTAACTAAATTAAAAGAATATGACCACCAAATACTATTCAGTTTAATTAACCCACGTATAGTTAATAATAAAGCAAACATATTTACAAGTAATGTTATAGACGACCAGTTGGACGAGAATATTGGTGGTAGGTTGGCGAATAGAATATTAGATACAAGCACAATAGTGGAGTTTACAAATAAACCACAAAGGAAACCAAAAGGGGTGAGAATATAATGGTGCAACTACAAGCAATCAACGACATATTAAATAATAATAATTTAGACCAGTATACAAGCCAAGGTATAACAAAAGAATACTTTAAGGATTACCAAGAGGAGTATGAGTTTATATGTAACCACTTTAGAACTTATGGTAAGGTGCCAGACTGGGAGACATTTATGGGAAAATTCCCGGACTTTGATGTAGTAGAAGTTTTGGAGCCACTAAAATATATTATATATAACCTTAAGGAAAATTATTTATTTGACCAAGGGGTTGCACTATTTCAAACTAGTGGTGAAGTATTAGAACAAAATGCCTTCGACGGGTTACAACATATAGTAACAAGGGCACAACGTTTACTAGACCAAACTGTACAAAGTAATGGCGTAAACATAAATAATATGGTAGATGAAAAAATAAAGGACTTAGAAAATAAACGTGCTAAAGGTGGTATGCTTGGAATTGGTAGTGGGTTACCTGAACTAGATAAAATACTTAATGGGTGGCTACCAGGGGAAGAACTGGTAACTATAGTTGGTAGGGTTAACCAAGGTAAGTCCTGGTTGCTACAAAAGTTTTTAACCGAAGCCAACAAACAATATAAAAAAGTACTTCATTATAGTGGTGAGATGGGTGTATTACAAGTGGCATATAGAAATGATACTTTAGGTATGAATTATACTAACTCACAATTAATGAGAGGTACAATAGGCGAAGGTGATTACCAACAGTATATTAACGACTTGGAAACTAATAAAGAATTACCACCATATATAGTAGTAACACCTGTAGACTTTGGTGGTAAAATGTTAACTGTAAGTAAACTACGTGCCCTTATAAAAGAGTATAAACCGGACATAGTTGGCATAGACCAAATATCCTTAATGGAAGATGAACGACGTTTAAAGGGTGACCAAACAAGAACACAGTACACACATATTGCACAGGATTTATTTAATATTAGTATAGAATTTAGTATTCCAATTATAGTGGATGCCCAAGCCAACCGTAATAAAGCGGACATGGATAAGCCGGAGAACCCCGAATTAGCCGACATAGGTGAAAGTGATGGGATTGCACAAAATAGTAGTAGGGTTATATCACTTGTGCAGACAAAAGCCGGGTTAAGCCTTAAAATTACAAAAAATAGATATGGAGAAAATAATAAACAGTTATTATATGTGTGGGATATAGATAATGGTATTTTTACTTTTGTAACTGAACAACTGGACGAGGGGCAACAACCTGAAGAGGTGCAACCACAGTTACCATTTAGAAATAATAATAAAATAAATGATGTAACTGATGTATTTTAGTTAGTAAATTTACAATTTTTTCTATACTATATATGTAGAGGTAATGTGGCGGCACAAACCTCTACTCATAATATAACTCCCTTTCTTTTTTACCCTGGCATTGGAGCGGACAGTGCCAGGGGTTTTTATTTTAAAAAAAATAAAAAAGTAAGTTAGTAAATTTAAATATTAAAATATAATATATTTAAAGGAGTTGGTTATATGTTAACTGGTAAAAAAATTAGACAAATGGAAATAGAAAAGGACTTAGTAAGGGAACTAAAATGGCTTATAAATAAAGCAGTGGACGAGGGTGATTTAATGTTTGAGCACTTAGACCCACTGTTTGATTTACTATATAAAGTGCAGGAGGGGTAAATATGAAGTGTGAACAATGCGAAGAAAGATTAGATTATGATTATTTAGTAT